AAGTCAAGATTACAAAAGTTAGATGGATTAACACACGAAAAACTAAAAGAAAATATAGAAACGGTTATAAAAGACATTCCAAATGAAAAATATGAAAATATATTTAAGGGAGCATATAATAGAACAGAAAAATATGTAAAGAAACCATCAAATAGAACACGGAAACTAAAAAATTACCTGCCTTAAAATCGGCGTTTTAAATGTGCAAAGGTGTAATAAAAAGGCTACTACTTTGTTACCATTACATTGTCTAGATGATTTCATAATTGCTGTATCTCCTTTATATTTTTTATTGATAACCGAGTTGTCTATGTTTAACAACCGTTGTAATTCATTTAAGTCATCGTTGTCTATTGCGTTGCTTACAGCTGTAACAAATTCTGCTACCAATGAAGACATTTATATAATATCTATATTTTCTATTTTATATTTTCTAAATTGTAAAGATATATAATGTGAAAACGTGAGTTGATATGACAATAAATTGATGTATCATTAACAAAAGTTTACTCAAATGTGAAACGGGATATAAATCTGAAAATCCAATCCCTGCTTGTATGGTAACACTTAGCAATAAATAATCAATCATTTCAACATCATTTGTTTCTTTACTTGGTTTACTTTTATCTTTACCAAAGTGAATAGACAAATGTTTATATATGAAGGCAAACATTAATATACATAAAAAATGAAATACAAGAGTTCTTAATACTATTTTCATATTATATAAATATGTTATATTATATATCCCTATTTATCATTATTAATAGCATAATATATGAATGTTTATAAATAATTTAGGAACGCATCGCTCTTGTAAAATGTAATACAAGACATAAGCTTTAATAATTATAAAATATATACAAAATATATATATTTGTATCAATGAATCAAACTTATATTTTGGAATTTATAGGGGCAATGATACTCGCATTTCTAATATCTTTATTTGGAAAAGGATATGCTCATTTAGTGTTGAGTATAATGCTATTATTAACAGGAACTTTATTTACTTCAAATTGTTTTAATCCAGCAATTGCGTTATGTTTCTTTTTAACTAATAAAATAACATTATCAATGCTTTGGTATTATTTTGCTTTAGAAATATCTGGAGCTCTAACTGGATATTATTGTGGTGCATATATAAAAGATTTTTTTATAATACTTTTATAATATGATAAGTTTTTCAATAATATGTGATTTTTACTTGATAATTATATTGTTGTTATTATTTACAAATTTGTATAAGTTTGTAAATAATTTTATTATATTGATACTAAATAGTTGTATATATTGCCAACATTTGGACTGCCAAGTCCCGTCGCAATGTCATAACCTGATGACGCTATATATACACCATCAACGCCATTTCTTATATCAAAGAAACAATTATTGTACTTATGTTTATTATTTAATAAATTATACAATTTTGTCTGCACATTGTATTCATTTGCTACTTGATTTGAGTAAATACTAGTTAATAATGGTTGATTATTATTTATTCTAGTTTGATTTACTAAAGATAAAATACCGGCAAATATAGGTGCTGAAACTGAAGTACCTCCAACACCATTTACAATTTTACCATTAAAACATATATTTATACCGGAATCTGGATTCGCAATTAAACTAACATCCGGCATAATGCGTTTTACTTGTTTTGTTTTTAAATTAGATATTTGGTAATTTGGTATATCATACATAACTGATACACCGCAACCTGCGTTATCCCAAGTAATTTCTGATATTCTATTGGATTCATTATCAGTAATAACAGTTGTTCCTCCAACAGACACACAATTTGGTGATGAAGATGGATATGATACATAATTGTTATCACCAGATGATGCGCAATAGCAAATGTCATTGTATTGTAAATTAAATAATGAGTCATTTACAAACTCATAATCCTCCTCCATGCCCCATGACATTGAAATAATATCTGCTTCTAATACTTTCACGGCATAATCTACTGCAGTAAACATATTTTCTATTGAAGCATCATTTGATTCAACAACATATATATCAGCATTTGGATTTATAGTTGCTACCATTTGAACATCTAAACATTCTTCAATAGACCAAGCATTTTGAGATGTGCCATCACTTAAAAAAGACAACTGTGGGGTTATTGTAGTTCTGTTACAAATTTTCAATGTTGGGCACTTACAAATTGCATCTAATTTATTAAACGCCCAATATGTTTCCAAGTCTGCCTGTAAATTTTTATAACTATAAGCAATAACTATTGCTATTTTAACCTGTCTTGTTTTCCCTAAAATATTTGTAATATTTTTTGGAATATTATATAATGAAAACAAATCAGAACCATTTAGTGGTTTCAATGTATTATCAATGTCATCATTATTATCATTATCAAAATTACTATTTATTTGTGGAGTTACGATAAATGGTTTAACTATTTTTTTAAGAACATCTTCAGACAATGTTTGTATTCTATTGTTTTTATAGCTAGGAATTTGTTGTTTAAGTTCTTCTTTCCTATTAAGTTCTTCTTCTTTCTTATTAAGTTCTTCTTCTTTCTTATTAAGTTCTTGTTCATGTTGTTTAAGTTCTTCTTCTTTCTTATTAAGTTGTTGTTGGTTATTAACATGTTTTTTATTAGCATTTATAACACTTATCATTTTAGATAAATATTTTGCATTACTCACCTTTTTATTTTTTAAAAGGAAATTCATTATAAATACTGATAATAATAAAATTTTTACCTATTTTTTATTCATGATAATCATAACTATCCTCCGATAATTCAGACCCAATATCTTCTAATAACATAGCATCATCAACAGCATCATTATTATCACACCCTTTATTTATATCAGAATCTTCATCTGACGCATCGGATGAATTGTAATCCTCGTTATCTTCATTTGAATCCTCATTATCATCATCTACAACAAAGCCATCCTTCAAATAACCAGTTGACTTAGTTTTCTTAGATTTAGGCACCGCATCTAGCTCATCTTCTTCATCGTCGTCATCATCATTTGTTGCTGTCAAGTCATCAAATCCGCCAAATAATTTCTCATACAACTTTGTCCACAAATCGGTTGTCAAATTAATAAGAGATTTCTTCCCATTGTCGTCTCGCAATTGACCAACTAAAACACAGCAGCCAAATAACAATTTATTATCAGCCGGTGGTGGAAAATCGTATTTATTTTCCATATTTGCCTTTCCATCATCCTTTCCAAACATCATAATAGAATATTTCTGTCCATTTAATTTTACAGGCCATTCAGCCTGCTTTGAAAACCCATCCACCTTCTTGAAGCCACACTTCTTAAATAATTCATCTTCTTTGTAATCTTTCACAGTCAAATCCTTAAGTTCGCCAGTTTTATCTACTAATACAATTGTTAAAGGTTGGGGCATTTTATACAATTCTTATAAAAAATGGGTTTAAATAGTTTACAATAAATAATCTAATAATCAATGAAAATATATATTACTGATATTTTTCCATCTTCTTTGAAAAACAAACTAACAAATCTTCAAGAATATTTAACCAATTCTGTAACAAAATATGAAATGGCATCGGAAGACTATGGATTGCATTATATTGAAAATGATTTAATGTATCGTATAGAACCAAATTTTAAACCAGAGTTTAGAATAATTAAAGATATTTTGAAAAATGAACTGCTAATTGATAATACTGATTATAAGATGATACCAGTGTTATCCCAGTTGCCTGTAAATTATATTTTAACTAAAATATGTTTATATGAATATCAAGTTTCAAAAAAATCCAAGTTGAAGTTAGTTATTGAGTGTTTAAATGAGCCTATTAAACAAAATGTGTTTTTTCAGCAAAACAATCATCAACAATCATCAAATCATGTTCCATTTAACTTTTATTTTGTGTATAACGACAATAAAATAGATTTGTCAGACCAATTTATAAAAGAAGAATTTAATGTGTTTTTATCTCACCTAAACTAATATTTTACTATATTATGCTTGCTTGGATTATTCAAATATCAATAATATCTTTAATATTTATTTTTTTAGTACATCATTTAATTGGATTTTTTAAAACAACATTAACAGTCCCAAAAATAAAGGATTTAGTAAATTCTCCTTCGCAGAAATATCAGCATATTTTTAATACAATAAATACAAATTCAACAAATTCAACAAATTCAAATACAATGTCTTATACAGCAATTGACTTATTACCAACTTCTCCGACACAATCTAATTCCAATTCTGAATTAGACGTATCAACTAAAGATATGATGAAGGATGAATTAAAGAGTTTTTTAAAGAAACAAATGAATACAAATGCTGGGTCTTCACAAAATGAAAGTTGGTTAAATATAAATTCATAAAACATTTAAAGGTATCTTGATAATATACTATATATATCAAATGAATACAATGTTTCAAAATGGCGAAATTGACTCTATATTATCAGATTTTCCAAAATTTGAACTTTCTTATGAAACAATGACGCATAAGAAAGTTTTTGATTATAACGTTATTTTAGCAATACCAGATGGCCAAAAGTGTTTTGCATGGTTTACCACATACAAAGAAGATAATGTATGTTTTATAATGGATACAGATAATAGAAATCAAATTACAAATGTTCGTATTGGATTAACTGGCTTTAAAAATAAGTTGGCATTTGGAAGTATATTTTATGGCACTACATTTAATGTAAATGGCGCAAATTGCTTCTGTATTGAAGACTTGTATTATTACAAAGGTGTATCTTATTCTAATAAAACATTTATTAGTCGTTTAGAAACATTAAAGAGTATTTTGAAAACTGAGCTATCGCAAAAATCTATAACACAAGATTATATAATTTTTGGATTGCCTTTAATGAACTCTGATTTGATTTCATTACTGAAGACAATTGATACATTGCCTTATAAAATTAAGAATTTAAAATATAGATGGTATGAGACAAAAAAAATTATGTCTTCGGAATATTACAAGCCATCATCTAGGGTAAGAGAATTCAATGGTGTAAGAGAATTCAATGGTGTAAGAGAATTCAATGGTGTAAGAGAATCGGTTGGTGTAAGAGAATCGGTTGGTGTAAGAGAATCCAATGTAAGAGAATCCAATGTTGTAAGAAAAGAATACGTAAAACAATTATCATACGCAATCTTTCATATTACACCTGATATTCAAAGCGACATTTACAACTTATTTGTTACAAAAGATGGTATCACCGAATTCTACGATTATGCGTTTATTCCAGATTATGAAACCAGTGTATTAATGAATCAACTATTTAGAAATATAAAGGAAAATGCCAATTTAGATACATTAGAGGAAAGTGACGACGAAGACGAATTTGAAAACAATAATCCCGAAAAATATGTTTATTTAGATAAGTCTTACAAAATGAATTGCCAGTTTAATTTTAAATTCAAGAAATGGATGCCTACTTCTCTTGCAAATGCCAAAGACTCAGTTGTGTTACATAGTAAGTTACCTGTAATAAAAAATGTATAAATATAATCTAAGTATAATATAATAAAATGTATTTAATAAATCCAGATGCTTCAGACCCTTCAAATACCTGGACTGATAACACAAATCCTGCGTCAGTAAATTGCAGAGCATTACAAGGCTCATCAAATAATATAATGGCAGCAAAAGGACTTATTGGTGGAAGTACCAGTCGCAAGCTTAGAAAAAGCAAAATATCTCGTAAAAGAATAAATAATATATCTAATATGTATAAGATGAAAGGCAGTAGAAAATCTATTACAAGACGGGTTCGTCGCATTAAGAGTAGATTGCGTTCTAAATATGGACTTAGACGCGGGTCAAAAAAGAATGTTAGCAGAAGACATCATAGTAGAAAACATATCATGCGTGGTGGATATTCACAATATATGAATAATGTACCAAATACACCTAGCTATTCCACTGGTGGTCCATTGTCACCATTATTAAGTGCTTTAGCAAACCCTGTTCCATTCAGTAAGTTACCCAATATTAATGGCATTGATAACTTAGACCATAATGCTTTGAATTCATTTGGGAAAAGTGGTAGTGGTATGGGATTTCCTAGCAGAGGGTCCTATTAAATAAATAAAAATTATAAAAATAATACAATTTTGTATTTTTATAATTTATCTGTGTCTTGTTTTATGCTTCTTGGTATTAGGTCTCTTTATACTCTTGGTTCTGAGTTTTCTCTTTGTATTATATTTATATTTCTTATTTGTCTTTCTTCTAAGTTTACGACTGCCGCCTTCTGGACCCTTGTTCTTTTTAAGTTTTTTGTCTGAAATTTTTTTTTGAGATGGGCCAACAGTAACAAAACGAACATCCACACCGGCGTCTGTAATATCTACCACCACATATCCATTTTCTTTTTTATATTCTAATGGGTTTACAATATACTCGAGTGTTTTAGTTTCTGCGCTTGCTTGAGGAACTGATTCGGTTATAATTATATCCTTTTTATTTCTATATATACCTTCAATAGTTGTACCATCTTTATTTAATTGAATACCATCGTATGGCTCATCTAAATCAGTTCCACCTGTTCCAACTATATATTGCTGAATTGTCATAATAGAACTGCCAACATCTATAATAATAGTCCCTTCTTGATAACTATGATAATCAGAACATAAATAATAATACCTAGTTATCTCGTTTCCAAATTGTTTTATATTATTCCAAAATAAGCTATAAAATGCATCTGAATATGCTTCAAAACCTCCTTTTATTTTTATTTTACCTTCTTTTTCAACCTTCTTTTGTTTTTTAAAACAAGCTAAAGGATGATGACCACAGCATATTACATTTGAATATGGTCCTGGATTTAAACGCATATATTCGTTTATTACATTTATTTGTCTCTGTTGTAACTCTGCTATAATACTTTCTCTGCTACTAGTATTAGTCATTTTAACAGTAAACAATTCGTCATAACATTCAAGATTTTCATCCGCATACATATTTGTGTCAATCATTATAATAAGTGTTTTACTTGCTCCCATATCAACTATTTTAAACATTACGAGCTCTGTAGGTAATGTTATGTTTTTTCCATCCGCAAATCTTTTTTCAATCAAAATAGTTTCACATATAGGTTCACTACTACTAGTATTGCTTACTGGTCTAGTTTTTTCCAAATCATGATTTCCAGTTAATAAATAAATTATTTCGGGAGGAGGAGTGCTTTTTTGAGTAGCACTATATAAAATGTCAAGACCTGCTGTTATTTGAGAAGGAATTACAAATTTTTCTTTATTCTCTTCAGGTTGATAATAATTGTCACCATTAACAATGATAATGTTTCCATTTTGTTCTACAATTGATTCTATAACGCGGGGAAAATCAGGATTTTTATCTTCATCTGTCGTGTATGTTGCGTCTTGATTCCAACAACCAAAATTTATAATTCTAAATTTGTTTTCTTCTTTTATTGATGACGCCATATAATATTATTGTATATTATTTTTGCTCTTAATACTTCTTCTTTGGGAATATGAGATTGATAAATAATTATATCATCCCACGAAATATAATAGTCTTCAATACACATACCATGTTCTTCAGGATTTAACAAATATTTAATACAAAAATCTAGAGTTAATTTTTGCGTATTTAATAATTTTTTTAGAGACAATCTATCAATATTATATTCTAAAGTTTCAATATCAAATTGTTCATTAGCTAACTGATAGTTATAAATAATTTTCATATGCTTATTAAAGATATTAAATATAATATATTTATATGCTTTGCCAATATCTAACTCCAACTATTTTAACGCAATGCATATTTATCAATAGCCACAGCCTTTGTAACATTTTTCACAATTTTATCAATATTATCCTTTTGTTCTTGTTCAGTGACACCTGACATGGCATTCATTACTATTTTGTTATACTTGTCATACTTTTTTGTTCTTGGGTCTTTGCATGATGGATTCTCCTTTACCCATTCATTGATTTGTTTTATGTTCCTGAAAGCAACCTTTTTAATTGCATTCTTTATTAATAACTTATCATCGCTTTCTTTTATCCATTCATCATTGTTCTTAATGTAAAGCACTTCTCTTTTTGAGTCGCTACAGTGAATTGGTCGCTTATGAATATCTAGTGCATTGATTCCTTTTACAAATATGTTAGAAACACCATCAGCATAACCAATATTTGCGAATTCTTCCAAATCGGACAATTGCATCTTTATAGAATCTACAAATTCATTAATATTCAAAGCATCTTTACATTGTTCATTCAAGAATAAATTTAAGTTGAATGATTTGTTATTACAATTTGTGTTAGAGTTAATTGTATTTGTATTATTTGTAACATTGGATTTTGAAGCTAGTTCCATCATTTGGTCTATCATTTGTTTCTGTTGTTCCATCATAAACTTTCTAAGTTCTTGATTTTCTATCATTTGAACCTTAAGTATTTCAATAATTTCATTATTTGTTGGTATAGCCCTGTACCCCTTTTCCTCGGAATGTTCTTCAGAATGTTCCTCGGAATATTCTTCATCTGCCATTTCTAATTTTATTGGTTCATGAATACTACTATTACATTTTTTATTATGATACCATAAACCAACGCGAGAATTATATGTTTTATTACAATGTTTACATTGAAAAATGCTATTTTCTACTAAATCCTTGGATATTTCTGTTAAAGATTGGGGAATTTTTGTTAAGGATTTGTTAAATACCAAGGGTTTATTATGTTTAGCTGTCATTAAATGTTTATTATAATCTTTTTTGTTATTGGTTATGATGTTACACTTTTCACAAATATATTTGGGTTTATTTTGGGGAAAATCTGTTAACATTTAGTATATAATATGTTAACATTTTTTCCCCCTAAAGATTTTATTTAAAAAATCAAAAAAAATATCGTCACAAAAAAAACGTTCATAAAAAATAATTTAGAGCATATCCGTCACAACGTGAAAAAACACTGTTTTTTGAAACTTTTTTGGGGGTTTCATTTTTGGACATTTTTAAAAATGTCCAATTTTTGATTCCCTTTTTACTTTTTGGAAAAAATATGAAACTTTCAAAAATATAATAAATTTATAATATTTTCACTAGAAATATAATTTTCTTAGGTATTATGGTATTTGCAATATTGAAATAATTATTATTTTTTAAATTTCAGTAAGCAAACGCCCCCCTTTTTAGAATTACCATTAGACTCCAAATCTGGTTCTTCCAAGTCAGACTCAGTATCAGAGCCAGAATTAGAATTATTATCTATTTCTATACTTTTATTTGTATTTGTTATAGATGCACTAGGTACAAATGTTGTCTTCCATTTGCTAATATCAGTAGTATATGTGCTACTAGATATTTGAATGATTTTGTAATTCTGTGTCTTGAAAAAACGTCTGCGTTTTGCCCATTGGTTCTGAAAGTTGGCATGTGCGTCAATGATATCTACAACAATGGGTGGATTTTCGTGTTTTTGTCTCAAAATACGTCCCACGGATTGTTCTATTTTTGTCATAGGCGTTGCCATTATAAGTGTAGTTAGTGTCTTAATATCAAGTCCCTCGGCGGCCATACTATACGTCGCCAAAACGACCTGTTTTAGCTCGGTTTGCTTTAGAGCAGCCTCCTTCATACCGCCTACATAAAATCCAACAGTGGCAATTTGCTTGTGATTTATTGCTTCATAAAAGTAGTTGAGAATATTTCGGTAAGACGCAATAATCATAATTTGCTGTTTTGGATTTTCCTTTATCATATCATCAAGTACCTTTAGAATAAATTCAGAGCGGCGATTATAATTGCATATTTTACTAAGCATTTTGGATGCGGCTGGCTTGCCACGAAAGTCCAATTCAACTTCATTATATTCATCATCATTGGTCTGATATGTAATACCTCTGACAATTACCTCTTCGTCCTTACTGCGCTCTTGCTTATAAACAACATCACCAAGAAACATTTTGAAAACCCGAGTAGTGCCGTCACTTCGCTCCATTGTGGCACTAAGTCCGAGCATATATTTGGTTACCAATTTAAAAAGCGCACATGAAAACACCTCAGACGAAATATGGTGGACTTCATCAATGATTGTGAGTCCAAAGCTGTCAAAAATGGAAGCCGGATAGTCTTTCATTGAAAGTGATTGAAGCATACCAATCACTATATCCTTGCCCTCAATGTCAATTATTTGACCTTGTATCTTGCCTATTTTGGCATTTGGTATAAATTGCTGGATGCGCTCAATCCATTGGTTCATTAGAAACTCCTTGTGGACAATTACAAGAGCCTTCTTTTTCAACTTACATAGTATGTAGAGTGATATCGATGTTTTCCCAAAGCCACATGGGAGCTCTAGTAGGCCGCCACCTCCTGTTACTTCTCCATTGCTACGTAGAACCTTATCTAAATATGCGTTAACTACTGGTACTTGCATTTCTCTCAAAGACCCCTGAAATTCCAAGGCAATATCGTCGCCCTCGGTTATTTTGGAGTCATTAGGTTTGCCAAATAGTTGCTCTCCATAATAACGCGGCACATATAGTTTCTTATCAGATTCACGGTAAGCCGGAAAAGATTTATCAATCGCAATTGGCGCACCAGGAGTACACGGTTTAATTAATAGTTGCTCCTTGATGTATTGTTGTTGTGTAACAGACAAATCACTTTTTAGAATAGTGTAGCCCTTTTGCCCCAAATATGTGTTTATATTTTTAGGCATTTCTACAACATTCTTTTGTTCTTTTTTATTGTTATTATAAAAATTAGCGTTTTTGCTTCTAAAAAAACTCATTTTAATTATATTGTTGCTAATAATATTTAGAGCAAAATGTTTATATTGTTTTCATAGTGTTTTCTCCGAATTGTTTATTTGTTATTTGTTATTTGTTGCTAAGAAAATATAATCTATAATTATGATATATAAATGGAATATTTAAACGAATTACTTGAGAAGAAAAATATGCCGCAATTATTATTGGTTATATTATTTATTATATATTTGGTCATTGGTTTCAAGACACCAGAAAGTGTAGCCACAATGATTGATTCAAGTATGGGTAAGGTTGTTGTTGCTGTTGTTGCGCTAGTGTTATTTGCTTACTCAAATCCTATTTTAGGTGTATTGGGTATTTTTGTGGCGTTTCATTTAATAAAAAGTGCTTCAATTAAAACCGGAATGGCTGCTTTAGAAGAGTTTTATCCTACGGAGAAGAAGAAGTGGTCGCCTTTTACACCTGAACACCAATTTCCTTACACATTAGAACAGGAAGTTGTAAAGAAAATGGCGCCCCAAAAATTTAACACTAATTATGAGAAGGCATCATTTAAACCAGTATTGGAGGACACATATGATGCTGCGCACGTAAATTTAGGCAATAATTAAGTTTAATATTGTAAACTTAACAAATAATATACAAACTATTCAGTATTTATATTATTTTTCTTTTAGTATTATATTTATTTGTTTAATACTGCAAAACCTTCAGCATTTCGGTCACCAAATAAATTCATTTTACCAAAAATTTTTGAAATGCCCCCATTGCCATAAAAATTTAACAAAATAATCAATCCAATACACATTAAAAAAATAAAAAAACCCAAAACCCATGGATTATTCTCTATATCAAAAAAATCGCTTGCTGAATTATTATTTGATTGCGTTTTCTCATTAACGACAGTTTCCTCTCCGGATTCACCAACTGTCTGACAATCAATAAAAATACCTTCGTCAATTTGCCCTCTGTTAGGTCCCTTTTCATTAATAAATAATGGCGTAGCAACACTAGGTGATTTAGATTTAATATTGCTATTAGTAATAATTTTTTGTAGTTTTGTTAAACAATCCGAATCAATCGCAACATTTGATACATTTGGACTAAACACAATGTAATCAAATGTAGATGAACAGTCGTCAAATATTTCCTGTCCAGAATAAGAAAAAAACTTCTTTATAGGGACTATATTATTTAGCGTATATGTTCCAATATCATTTAAGGTTGCAGAGGCTTTATTTTTAGGGGCTTTACTAACAGTTCCCATTATAATTTTATTGATAATAACTGACCCTTTACTTGTAGAAACTTCGTTCTTTATAGGCACGCAAATAGCCAGTTTATTTCCACCACTTGGAGTATTATGAATAATAATAATTTCAGCACAAGCAGGCTTATTCATATAAGTATGTAGCGATGGTGAATAAATCCTAATTTCTTCTACATTGTAGTTGTGTAAATTATATTTAACAGGTGAGTTACTTGCTGCATCATATGAAAGAGAAATATATCCCCCTTTATTTTTTGTAGAGCAACTACTAGACTGATATTTAAAATCTAACTCACATTTATATTCGCATTTACCCTTAACATTTGAAGGTGAAATATTTAATGGAGTGTTTGAATTAGTGCATTTATTTCTTATAGAACTCATTTATATTTTATATAAGTATATAAAATATAAAAATAAATATATATTATTAATAATTAATACCAATATGAAATTAACTAAAGCCCGTTTAACCAAGATTTTTTTAAAGGAGAAACAAACAAGAAAAAAATGTAAATCAAGACAATTTTCAACACATACTAATACCTATAAAAATAGAAACCGTTACAACATCACCAATAATAATAACAATAATAATAAAAATATCACTATGAAAAATATCAGTATATAAAATTATTGATTGTATAACAAAATATATTAAATATAATTACTATTACTATTTATGTCTAATACAGGAGATAAAACAATGAATGATATAAAATACACGGAAATAAAATCACTAGATAATTCGCTTCTTCAAAAATACGATGTAAAATTATATGGAAGTGATAAAGATACCTATAATATTATTAATGATTTTCTTGAAGACAATCAAAGTGAAAGAGCATTCTATATTATTGATTTAGGTTCACTTACAAATTCGTATTCAAATTGGATTCGTTTATTACCAAACGTGAAACCATATTATGCGGTAAAGTGTAATCCAAATCCGGTCATATTGGAGTCACTTGCATCTCTTGGTTGCAATTTTGATTGCGCTAGTGAAAATGAAATGAAAATGGTAATTGAAATAACAAAAGACCCGTCGCGAATAATATTTGCCAATCCATGTAAGATGTCGTCGCAAATCCGATATGCGCGAGCAAACGATGTAGACTTGATGACATTTGACTGTGAAGAAGAGCTGTATAAAATAAAATTGTATCACCCATATGCCAAATTAGTGTTACGCTTGGCTGTGGATGATAGTAAGAGCCGATGTAAATTTAATAAAAAATTTGGTTGTAAATTGTCGCAAGTAGAGGAGCTATTGAATATTGTAAAAACGCTTAAATTGGATATAACCGGTTTTAGTTTCCACGTTGGGAGTGGATGTTCTTCATCTGATACATTTTATAATGCAATAAATGATTGTAAAAAGGCATATGATATTGCCAAAAAAATGGATATAAACATAAGTGTTATTGATATTGGAGGCGGATTTCCGGGTATAGACCGCGAGATTAAATTTGAAGATATTTCTAAAAGAATAAATGATGGAATTAATGATTTCTTTTTAACAGAATTAGATAGCGGTAGCATTCAGTTTATTGGTGAACCTGGACGGTATTTTGCGGAGTCTAGTCATACATTAGTGCTCAATGTTATTGGCAAAAAGAATATAATTGATGAGGAAACTGGTGAGAAAATAATTGTATATTATTTGAATGATGGCATTTATGGCTCATTTGGCTGTATTTACTTTGACCATAATAATCCAATAGTCCTGCCATTTAATGAGAGAAATGATAAGGTTTATAAGAGCAGATTATTTGGACCAACATGCGATTCAATTGATTTAATATCAAATGAGATAATGTTGCCTGAATTAGCTATTGGAGAATGGGTTTATGTTGAGAATTTTGGAGCATATACAGTAGCTTCATCTAGTAATTTTAATGGATTCAAAACAAATATTTTTAAATACATATTTAGGTCTTAACTAAATGTCACAAGGTTAAAAAACAGGTAAATATTTAATTGTGCTACTTTCATACACTGTAGCTTTAAATGCGTCATTATATCCCTCTACATAAACAGTGTCGCCGTTATAAACTTCATCAACTCCATAATCATTGAGTGCGGATTTACCTTTAACCGAAACAGGCAACTTGACATTGTTATGCTGATTAGATATAGTATAATATTGCCATTTTTGTCTACTGGTAAACAATGGTCGGCCCATTAGCGGTAAAATATTATTATTGGAGACGCCATTCAACGGTGTTAGAATTCCTATTTGCCGATAACTTGTATCCACTGCTCCAACATTTGTAGAAACATTGATAGGCATAACTTGTCTAGATATACTAGGAACCATATATCTTTCATCTTTGTAAGGTGCTTCATATGGATTGGTTAAAACATTGTTTATTGGTGTATCATTGAACATATTATTTCTTACACTGTCATATAAATTTACACCATTATTTAAATTATTATAAGGATAATTAGGAACAACATTATATTGGTTTTGGCTAGGGTTTTGATTTTGATTCTGATTCTGATTCTGTGATTGTTTATTAAAACTAATATAAACAAAATAGCCAACAATAATTAAAATAATTATAAATAACATTGATGTCATATTTTCTATACATAATACACCAGGTGGACACTTTCTCATTAATATAATATTATATTAAATAGTTTTTTTAAATATAATATTATTGGGTCTTTAGTTTTCCTTTTACTTTTTATTTACTTGACCAAAATTTTTGGTTATATCAACCATTTGACTAATTTTACCCATATCAAGACCCTTTAACATGTCCTGAGCATTTGTAACAAGCGGCATCATAGTATTCATTGCTTTAAATAAAGTTTGTTGTTGGGACATTAATTTTTCAGTATCCGCTGACAAATTTTGCATTCCCCCTGACCCTAAGATTTTATCCAAATTGTCATACGCATCTTCTAAAGTAGTGGCGTAATCAATGCGGGATGGTTTTGCGGGACCACCAATCGCACCGCGTTTCTTACCACTGGCACCAACACCCGCAGGAGCAAATCCCTCGTCTAAAGGGGGCTTCTCAGCAGTAGTTCCACTAGTAGCAGCAGTAGTAGCACTAGCAGCAGGAGTAGTAGTAGTAGTAGTTTCACTAGTAGCAGGAGGAGTAGTAGTAGTTTCACTAGTAGCAGGAGCAGCAGGAGTAGCCTTTGCCTTAGCAGCCTTTTCCTCTTCAGTTTCTACATCATGAGAACTAGCAGCAGGAGTAGTAGCCATTTCTAATCCCTCGCGCATTATGCCATTAACCATTAATAAATTAGTAGCAATAATAGCAACAATTAAAACAACAACCATATTTTTACTAAAGTATGTTGTTATCAGGCAAATTAAAACAAAAAATATTACAGCATTAATTTTATTACTTACAACATAACCTAGTATATTTGAAACAGCTAAAAACACAATAAAATATAAAAAATACTTGTTAGTTAATAATTTCGACGCTTCACTTGCAAAACTCATTATATATATATTGTTTAAAAAAAATTGATATAAATAATAAAATAATATGTGTTTTATAAGAATAAAATAGAATGTCTCAATCTAAATATAATTTGGTATTGTGTGAAATGTTTAATAGAAATATTCACGGCTCCCCTAAGAAAAAAATAACAGAGATTGATGGTCATTATTTGCTTATAAGCAAATTTGAAGGTGATGCTTCAAATTTACACGATGATTCTGATTCTGATTCAGATAATTCAAATGATTCTGATGATTCAAATATAAACAATGTTGCTGAATATTACAATGAATATTACAATGAACCTGAGCAGGAAATAAAGCCACATATTATTATACGAAATTATCAGAATATTATTGCTAGACCTGACTATATAAAGCCAGAAATTGGCGAATGTATTGTTTTAGAATCGCAACATACCGTTGTTATTATAAAAACCATGTGGATTAAAATTATTCAGCGTAAATGGAAAAAGATTTACGCGGAACGACAAACTATAATTAGAAGATGGTCGCAAATTGCGGCACTCTATAACAGAGAACTAACAGGTAGATGGCCTGACTCCTGTATACGTTATCCTACATTACGTGGAATGCTTGTCTTACAGTAATTTATTGATGTTCTCTTGTTTTACCTTCTTTACTTCTTTTATTTCCTCTACCTTGCCCATTTTTCTTATATTTTTTTTGAGATGAAGTTTTAGAATTTGGATTTAAAGATGCAACGCTAGACGTTTCTCCTGTTATATCATTGCCAGCTAAATTAGTATCATCATAAGTATATCCTCCTTTAAAATGTCTTTGACGTCTGCTTCTATTTTTAAAATGTCTTGGACGTCTGCTTCTATTTTTGAAACGGCGATTTTTATGATGCATTTGCTCCTCTATACTGGGACTTTCAAATAACTTGAATCCAAAAATATTAACCATTTATATATTATATTATTTTTTTTAATTCGTGCGTTATTTTTTCCATTTCAAAAACAATTTCTCTTTGTTGTCTTTTGGCGTCTCTTATTTGATTATCAGTCATTTTATCTTTAACAATTGTATCATCTAAATATTCCTTAAGTAACATCATTGCATCATATTGTTGCTGTTTTTCTTTAACAACAGTATCATAATAATTTTTGTAATTTTTAGTAACACCTTCTAAATATTTATTGTTGTTCACATTTTGCTCTAATTCTTTCTGTTTAAGTAGCAAAAACTCCTTTCTCTTTTTAATTTCTGTTTCTAAATGATTAATACGTTTGTCTCTGCCTCCTACTAACATTGTCTTATCATAATATGCTATAAAATTTTTATAATAAAACAATTATTTTTTATAAAGAAATTATAAGGATTTAAAAAAATAAGAATTTAAAAATCTTTGATATATATTATTTAGGATGTCTAAAGAACCGATACTTATACCAGACGATAACAGATTTGTAATGTTTCCGATTAAATATGACGATATATGGGCTATGTATAAGAAGCAAGTTGACTGCTTTTGGCGTGCCGAGGAAATTGATTTATCTAAGGATTTGGATGATTGGGCAAAGCTTAATGCTGACGAAAAACATTTCATATCTATGATTTTGGCGTTTTTTGCTGCGTCAGATGGAATTGTTTTAGAGAATTTGGCGCAACGTTTTATGAGTGATGTCCAAATATCAGAGGCGAGAGCATTCTACGGGTTCCAGATTGCGATGGAAAATATTCATTGCGTTACAGGCGAAACAAAAATATTAACAGATTCCGGATACTATATGATTAAAGATTTAGAAAATAAAAGTGTAAATATTTGGAATGGTGAAGAATTTTCATCAGTTGAAGTTAAATACACAGGCGACCAAGAAATTTATAAGGTTGTATTATCAAATGGTATGGATTTGGATTGTTCACCTGGTCATAAATGGTTAATCCAAAAAGGAAATCCAAAACATCCTGAAAGATGTTTATGTGAAGAAGTTGAAACAACTGATTTAAAAATAGGTGATATAATTGAAAAATACATAACGCCATTTATAGAATTTGAAGATAAAGATGAGTTTTTAAACCCATATATGCATGGTTTTTTTTGTGGTGATGGAAGTTATTGTAATAATTATCCTGTCATTTATTTATATGATAAAAAAAGAGATTTGCTACCTTATTTTAAATATGATTCTATACAACAAAATGAAAACCCAATAAGATTTTATGTAACAAAATATATTAATAAGGAAAAATTTGTAGTTCCAATTAATTACAGTAAAAATGTCAGACTTTCTTGGTTAGAAGGAATAGTTGATGCTGACGGCTGTGTTAATTTAAATTCAACTAAGGATTCTACTTCAATACAGTTGGCTTCAATAAATTTTAAATTTTTACAAGATATTCAGTTATTATTAACAACACTAGGAGTTCAAACAAATATTAGACTAAATCATAAAGCAGAAAAACGTTTAATGCCAAAAAATGACGGTTCAGGTGATTATGATTATTATATGTGTAAAGATTGTTATATTTTATACATAACAGGAAAATCAGTAAATAAACTTATTGAAATAGGGTTTTCTCCAAAACGACTTGACATAGTGTATTGTGAAAGATTAAATAATACTATGGATGTTTCTGAAAGACTTAAAATAGTTAGTATAGAAAAAATATTTGAAAACGAAGCTACATATTGTTTTAATGAACCTAAAAAACATAGAGGAATATTTAATGGAATATTAACGTGTCAAAGTGAAACGTATAGTTTGCTAATTGAGACCTATATTAAGGATAAGGAAGAAAAACACAGATTCTTCAATGCGATTGAGAATTACCCGTGTATCAAAAAGAAGTCAGATTGGGCTCAAAAATGGATACACGATAACCGCAGTAGTTTTGCCACAAGATTGGTGGCCTTTGCGTGTATTGAAGGTATCTTCTTTTCGGGCGCATTTTGTAGCATTTTCTGGCTTAAGAAGCGTGGTCTAATGCCTGGGCTTACATTTTCAAATGAGCTTATTTCCCGCGACGAGGCGCTTCATTGTGAGTTTGCGATTCTTTTATATAGTAAGTTAGAAAAGAAGTTGCCAAAACAAAAAATACACGATATTATCAAGGAGTGTGTTGAAATTGAAATAGAATTCATATGTGAGGCTCTACCATGCCGATTAATTGGAATGAATAGTGAATTGATGGGACAATATATCCAATTTGTAGCCGACAGGCTTTGCGTCCAATTGGGCTATCCGAAGATATACAATGCATCAAATTGTTTTGAATTCATGGAATTAATTAGTCTTGAATCTAAAACGAATTTTTTTGAAAAACGCATAGGAGAATATGCTTTGGCGAATGTGAATAAGACGGACAATGATTTTGAATTTACTGATGAATTTTAAAACAAACATTATAAAATTATTATATAGAAATAAATTTTTATATAATATAATATAAAATGCTTGTTCAAGGACTACTTTTATTGTCTTTTGTTTATTCCGTATCTGCAGCATTCGTATATACTGAAGAGGCGCTTCTGGACCAAGTGACTGAATTGCCTGGCCTACAAAATTCGCTGTCTTACAATCAATTCAGTGGATACATTCAGCTGCCTGGCACAAAGAAAAACATTCATTATTGGCTCGTTGAGGCCGAGCAGGACGCCGATTTGAAGCCGCTTGTATTCTGGACCAATGGCGGACCCGGCTGCTCTGGTCTAATTGGCTTTCTCACAGAACAGGGTCCATTTCGCCCTACTGCCGATGGTGATATTCAATTAAACCCATATGCGTGGAACAAGGTAGCCAACATGGTATTTCTTGAGCAGCCAGTTGGTGTCGGCTTCTCCTACTCGGATGTAGAGGATGATTACAAGATTGGCGACGACCAGGCGGCCAAGGATAATTTAGCAACAATTCAAGGACTCATTCAGAAGTTTCCACATTTTGCCAAAAGCAACTTGTATATTACGAGCGAGTCGTATGGTGGACATTATATGCCAACTTTAGCAAATGAGATTGTGAATTACAATGATTTAGAAAAAGATGCTTCTTTAAAGTTGAACTTCAAGGGTTTCGCAGTGGGTAATCCTTATACTGATTACTATTCTGGTGTTGGTGCTGAGATGGAGACATATTGGGGAAAGCAATTACTACCTAAGCCTCTCTGGGACACATACGTTGCCAATGGCTGCCTTAATGTGGAACAGCAATTGAATAACTCGGTTTGCAGCACATTAATCCTCAATTTTATGCGCAAGATTGGCAATTTGAATCCATATGCTCTAGACTATCCTGTTTGCTTGTCAAAACAACAGATGACAATGAGAAACTATATTAAGTCGGAACAACTTTTAAATGATACCTTGGATATTCCTTATGAGCCTTGTGAAGATGAATATTCGTCCAATTATTTGAACCGTGCTGATGTAAAGGCAGCGCTACATGTTCATGATGATATTGTTTGGGAAGAGTGCTCTAGAACCACCAAATATGAACTAAAGGATAAGATGTTGCCGATGGAGAAGTATTATAAGATTCTTCTGAATTCCAAGACACATCCGGACATGCGCATTCTAGTGTATTCTGGTGACGATGATAGTGTATGTGGTACAATTGGTACCCAACGATGGATATACGATTTAGGATTTCCCCTGGTTCAAGATTGGGAAACTTGGTACGTAGATGGACAAACTGCTGGCTACATTAGTAAATTTAAGACACCGTTTTCAGGCAAGAGCCGTTTCACATTTATGACGGTTCATGGCGCTGGACACGAGGTCCCTACATACAAACCAAAAGAAGCGTTAGATTTGTTTGAAAAGTATCTTAGTAATACTATTTAATCCTTTTTTATTTTATAACCTTTTTGTTTTATAATTAATAATTTAATTATAAAAATTTTATAGAAATTTATCTTCTACTTGTGCGTCTTCTTCTAGTGTTGCGTCTTTTCTTAGATTGTCTTCTCTTGGAGTTTCTTCTCTTAATGCGTCTGCCAGCTTGTTGGGGTGGTGTATAATTTGCTATTGCTTGTTGAGCTTTTAACAATAATGGAGTGTATTTGTCAATGTCTGATTGATATAGAGATGCTGGTGTGCCTTGGTCTACGGCTGTATTTATTTTAGTTATTAGTTGGTCAGCACCATACATTATATCATTAACAGTCGTATTATCAACAGGTAAATTTTTTACAGCTTCCTTGTTAAAGTTTTGATTAATTGAATCGCCAATTGCAACTCTCATTGTTTTAAACCCTCTAAAATCGATTGGTTGAGCCATTCTATATAATAGTCCAATATTATTTTTCTAATTAAGTTAAATAAGTTAAATAAATTTAAGCATTATTAGTATGAACGAACTAACAAATTTAAATCTAATTAAAATAAAGAATAAAATAGCCCTTATTTGTTTCAAACCCAATAATATTTATTTAAATTTTCTAAATAAATTCAGCAATTATGAAGTTTATATTATAATAGATGATAACTCGGTAAATTATACCGCGCGTTATCAGACAAAATACACTAATCTAAAATTTATTCAAATGTCTGAAAAAGTATGTAAGCAAAATGGTTTTATTAATGTAAATAAAATTGGTGTTAAGAAATTAGTTAGTGGCTGGGACAAAGCGCTGTGTTATTTTGCGTTGAACTTTAATACAGAAACCAAAACACAAACAAAAGTCTGGTTTATTGAAGACGATGTGTTCTTTCATAATGAAGACACATTGTTAAAAATAGACTCATTATATCCAGAATATGATTTGCTGGCAAATAGCGACTTTAAACCGGCGACCAATATGAATGAATGGTTATGGCCTATAATTCACATAAAACAACCAGGACCATATTATTGTGGGATGGTTTGTGCTACGCGACTGTCTCAAAATGTTCTAAAAAGAATTCGTGAATATGCTATAGTTAACAAAGAATTATTCTTTTTGGAAGCACTGTTACCAACCCTTGCTAAAGCTGAGTCAAAAACTAAGGCTAAAGCTGAGTCAAAGACTAAAGAGTTAAAATGTTGCTGCCCAGATGAGCTAAAAACAGTTGTATTTAGACATGAATATACATATGAAGAAGTTTCTATAAATAAAGATAATATATATCATCCAGTAAAGGATGTTTTGAAACAACAAGAGTTCAGAGACAAACTAACAAATCTTTGTTAAAACTTGTATAAAACTTGTATAAAAGATATTAAATATAATCTAACAAATATATTTAATATATAAGATGTTAACGTGTAATTTACAAGGTGGTCTTGGCAATCAATTGTTTCAAATATTTACAACAATTGCTTACAGTTTAAAAACTAATCAATCTTTTTTCTTTATAAATCAACACCAACTAACAAATGAAAGGGATGCCAAGAATGGAACAACAGTACGATACACTTATTGGGAAACATTTTTATCAGGACTGAAGCCATTTATTAGGTCTCAGGATAAGTTACCAAAACTAGACTTATGGTTTAAAGAACAGTCGTTTCAATATGACGCATCCATTTTGTTAAATCTATTGAATAATCAGCAAAAGGTAAAAATGTTAGTTGGTTACTTTCAAAGCTACAAATATTTTGATTCATATAAGAAGGCAATATTCAAACTTATTAAAATAGAAGTGAAACAACTAGCAACATATACAATACATAGTCCTGGTATTAATTTTGAAACAACAATTTCCATGCATTTCCGTTTGGGTGATTACAAGAAGCTACAGGATTATCACCCAGTTTTGCCAACTGACTATTATATAAATGCCTTAAATCTGGTATTAAATCAAAGACCAACTAACAAACCTATAAGAACTGTCTTGTATTTTTGTGAAGATGGCGATTTTGAAGAAGTTTTGGAGAAAATCACCCTTTTACAAAGTATGTTTCCGTATTTGATATTTGAACGTGCTGATAATACACTTGATGATTGGGAGCAAATGATTTTAATGAGCTTGTGTAACAATAATATAATTGCAAATAGCACATTTAGTTGGTGGGGTGCGTATTTTAATCCGAACCCTACTAAAACCGTCTGCTACCCTGGGAATTGGTTTGGACCAAAGGCGGGACACGATATATGCGACATGTTTCCAGATGATTGGACACAAATTTAATAATACTATTATAGTAGCAATTCTTGAAACATAAACCAGTCGTTGCTAAAATGTATTTGGAATAGTTGTGGATTAGTGAAAATACAGTCCATAATGATTTGCTGGTCATCTTTTATAGTAAATCCATTTTGGAAATAATATTGCAACTTAATGTCAAACATTCGGCCATAAATTTCAGCCAATGGCTTGGTCAAAATAAAAAACCCACCGGCAAAACATACTTCTTCAATCTTTGTACAAGGAATAGGGTTAGATTTATTGTTGTTATTTTTTTTATAAGCATAATGTTTTATAACATCATTCTTTAGTCCATTATATATTGCCGAGTCTGTTTGGACACAGCCATAATGAATTTTATTAGGGAAATTATATATTAATGATAATTGCGAAGGCCAGTCTATTAGTTGGTTAACTTTGTTAAAACCAAGATTTCTAAAATACCCAATATCGCACCAACCATGATACACAGTTTCAAAATATTTATTCCGAATGGTCTCGTTTACAAAGTGAATTTTCTCGCACCACAACATATTGAGTTGCCAATCCACTTTTTTATGAAGTGTTAGTTGACTATTATTATGATTTTGCATCCATGCGTCTTTATATCGGTAACCATAAAATTCTTCCATTGGTTTTATAATGAATCTAATTTTGTGTCTTTTTATAAAAAAGGTGTTAGTTTGTATTAATGGTCTTAGAGAATTGTAGCCATCTATATCTGTGTATACAACTAGATTGAAATTATTAACAATAGAAAACAAATTATGAATCCATTCTAAATATTGTTCTAAAGGAAATTTAGATTTTACAATATACCAACAAGTTGAAAATGTAATTAACACTGATTCGGATTTTTTTAAAGGTTTTTTTAAATCCGAGTTTTTAGTATAGTTCATTCTAAACATTGAATTTAAAATAATTTATATAAATATATTCAAAGGATATATTTATAATTCAAACTTATACTAACACAAATTTCTTTCCACATTTTTTGCATATATAATATACATATATTATATATATGTGTTGGTCGTTTGATGTTTCACTCGGAACATTTATATTTGGAACACTCTGTTCAATTTACTTATATACAAGAAATGGTCCAAATGACATATTTTATGCAGTATACATTTTTGTGATTGGGTTGATGCAGGGAGCAGATGCCATTGCGTGGTATAGCATAGACAATTCAATTCCAAGTTTAAATAAATTTGCTGCTATATTATCTTTTATATTGATAAACATACAAATTCCCACAATTTATTTGTATTTGTATAAAACTACTGGTCAAAAATTATATTTAAATGTTGTTATTGCTTACATGGGATATATCTTGTACACACTATATCAAATATGGGTTCAATATGATTCCATTAAAATTACAGTAAAACCAAACTGTAAAAACGAATGCCATTTGGATTGGAGTTGGCTTGTTCCAATTCGTAATATAATACATTGGATTATTGTATTTTTATATTTATTTTTGTTGGTATATCCGATTATGTTGATTCGCAATCAAAAAAAATATTTGATGATAATGATTTCAGTGTTAACATTTATGTATTCTTTATATAAATTTAGAGAAACAAATATATGGGGAAGTTATTGGTGCTCAATGATTAATTTATGGGCAATTGTTGCCGTGTTTTATTGAGTGCACATGCGTATCTAATAAATTGTAAAAACTGAATGTCTGAAAATAAAATAGTAAAATAGTAAAATGAATAAGGTTTAAAAAGTGATACGATAGACCTATTATTAAAATACTAAAATTTTCTAGAGGAAATTACACATTGTTAATGAGTGTTTTAAATGAGAAAAGGTGTAAAGAGAAAGGGTGTAAAGAGAAAGGGTGTAAAGAGAAAATATATAAAAATAAAATATAAAAACAATATACGATATTATACTATATTATACTTTGTTATAACAATGATAAGTCAAGACTATATTCTACTCATATTCAATTGCGTCAAATACCGCTACAAGGCTTTAAGGCAGAAAGAAACCTGGTTAAGACAGCTATCTAAGCTGCAAAATAAGATGATTTACTACCACGTTCTAGGTGACCCTAATTTATCCGACGATTATTTATTTGACGAAGAGCAGCGAATATTGTGGTTAAGAGTTGATGACGATTATAATTCGCTGCCTAAAAAAGTAATCAATGCATATGAAGCAATTTCTAAAGTCTACGATTTCAAATACATTTTCAAGACAGATGATGACCAAATAGTATTACCCATTACGTTCTTTGATTCGTTAATCAAAGTAATAAATTCTAGATATACAGATTTTTCAAAACGCGTTCATTACGGCGGTCATGTTATAGACGTCAAAGAAGCATATAAAAGCGAATATTACCAATTACATCCTGAATTGCCGAAAAATTTAATTGTTAACAAGACACAATATTGTAGCGGACGGTTTTATTTGTTGTCTCACAATGCTATTGCAAGTCTCCTTTTTAAAAAGGATGATATTTGTAACGAGTTTTTAGAGGATTATGCGATTGGGTTTCATATGCCGGTGCCAGTGTTTAAAGAAAATATACTGAGACTTGACACGGGAGCATTTTTTACTGATTTTGTTTGATAAAATTTAAAATTTCATCATTTTGCCCAGTTGGTTCTGTTGGTTTGCTCTTGCTCTTGCTATTGCTAAAGCATCAAACATATCTTTCTTGTCCAAATCAGTCATAATTTTCTGATAATTAATGCGTTTTTTCTCAATATCGCTATAGTCTTCACGCTGAACAACCGTTGGCGGAATAATCAAAAACCATTTGTCAACTGCTTGTAATAAAAACCAGAACTTATCTATTGCATACATTGTATGACTAGCTGGCTTATACATAAGCTGTGTTAAACCCATCTTGACATTTTCCATTAACTTCTTAATATAATGTCCATTTACAAGATATCCAGTAGTAGTTTGACAACGCTTCACCTTTATACAAACATCATCAACTTTATCATATGGTGGCATATTGTTTCCGGCAAGCAATATGACATCCCAATTGTTGCCATTTCTTTGTAAAAAGGTCTCAAAATTTGTCTTAAATACTTCTGGTTCTAGAAACGTAATATCGTCCTCTACAATTAAAATGTGGTCCAATTTGTTTTCATATGCATTTTGTAAAAGTTTTAAATGGCTCATACTGCAGCCAACTGCGCCATTTTCCATCTTGATGGCGTTAAAACGCTCAAACCCTTGTAGACCAAGATTTGTTAGTTGTTCAGACACGTGTTCTTTCCTATCCGTTCTGTGTTCTAAATTAATGTAGAACGCATGTTTTATATCAGAAAAAAAATTAATACTTGGTTTTGTTTCCATTAATATTATATAAAATAATTAAATTTTTATATTATAACACAGTTTATCTATTTATTTTTTGAATTATTTATTTGTTTATTAATTATCATCATTATCGCTATCATCATTATCTAAACTAGAAACTGATGCTCCATCATTTATGGCATTTGTTGCCTGCTGGACATTTTCCATAAGCTGGTTAATTCGTGCCCGCAGCGCATCAGTCCCCATATTTCGTTGATGCCCATCTGACAAAGTTTCAAATAATTGCTTTATTATATCTCCTTGTTGAATTTCTCTGGCAAACCAAGTCCAATTTTTCATTGAATTCTCAAGCTGGGGCGTATTTTGCTCAGACGCAAAATAAATAGGGTCAAGTTTCCAGCACAACCAAATACCAAACATTCCACTAAGTTTAAGATACTTCTTCTTAGGTTTTACGATGTGCGCGTCCGCTAGAGAATTTTTTACAATATCAAAATATTCTTTAAAGGTAGTTATAACCCTTTCCTTCTTCTCGGGCGTCATATCTTCATATAGAGCGTGTCCAATACGGTCAAATGATGTTCGTATACATTCAGTTGAATTAGTTATAATTGCTACAACTGCGCCAACAACTTCGCTTAGCTGTGTTCTTGTCTTGTTTTTTTCATTTAATCCAGTCAACTTTTTAAAATATTCATTTAGCTCATTATGAGGCTTTAATTCGTTCAAAACAAATGATACAACAGGCGACTCACGTCTATTCCAAAATTTATCATTATCAGTTAGCGATTTCCCATTATTTAATCTTTCAAATATTTCCGCGACCTGTTCAGGCGTTGGCTCATCTATAACTTCTATGTTAACCTTATAACACAAGAATATACGTCTCTCATCTTCTGTCAATTCCGAATATGATTTATTTTTCCATTTAAAATTCCCTTGCATAAAATTTTGGAGAGTTATTAATCTTTGTTGTCCATCTTGTATATACCAAATATTTTTACCATTTATATTGTGTTGTGTTGCTACTATTAATGGTAGAGGATAATTATCCATTATTGAATCAATAAGTGCTACCCATCTCGGCTCTGTCCAAACATAAAATCGCTGATGTTCTGGTATCTGCATCTTGGCAGGTGATGTGGCATTATTATTACGTTCTGGTTCAAACTTAGAACGAGTATGTTCAGGAGTGGTTCCTAAAATCTCACTAATATTTCTAGTAATAGTGTCTCTACTAATTCTTGGCTGCATTTTATATTATTCTAAATTACTTTATGAGTGTATATGGGTTTATAATATACATACATTTTTAATAAAATACATTTTTTCAATTTTTTTTATACCATCTCTCATTTTTGTAAACAATTCAAACATGTAAAATAAAAATTGAAATACCTTTACAAAACAAAATAAAAGTATAATTTTATATAACTCATAAAAATGTTTACTTATAACAAAGAACAAATTACGATTGAAAGCATTAGTGCTTTTGATTTTGCCGCCAAGAGTCTGAATGACAAGAACAATAAGACAAGAGAAAATATAATTGGTGCTATTATTAATGACAAGGTCCCTGCTGAATATTATGAACTGTCCAGGTGGATTCAACTGAAAACCAGTGTGTTAAAATATATTATTGAGTTAGATTCAAAGCCTTTTGATAGGATTGAATGTAAGCACAAGGGCGGTAGAAAGTTTAATTTTGATTTTAATATTATATTCTATTATGCCGGTTTAGAGCCACGTGTTTACAACATTGAACTGAAATTTAACGCATCAGCAATTGATGACGCACCTCAGTTTGTGAGTCCAATGAAACCCAGTCAGTATTTATCTAGTTCATATGAGGAGTACTATTACACAAATTACCTTGGTAAGTTAGCAGAAGCCACATCTGGATTACTGTTGCCTGCCAAGGAAATCTATATGGCACAAATTCATACAAATAAGCCAAAATGTATCAACATTTTTCAGGAAATTTATTATAAAGGGTGCGCTGGAAGTAGCAAATTCACAAAAAATGAAGAAGATATCAAGTTCTATGAACTGGCCAAAGAGTTGTCAAACGAAAGCATTTCAACCTTTATAGAAAAAAACAACCTTAATATTGGATTGCTCTCGGAATATTTACAGGCGTCACAAAAAGGAAAAATATATATGCTTTATTCGGAAGGCCAATTTACAAAACAAAACGCTAATTTGGCCGACTATATGATAGTAAGTGTGATTAAGAACCCACAAAAATTTAGATACGAATGTTTAAGCGCAAATGGAAAAAAAATCAATGTGCTTTTGCGCTGGAAGAATGGAAATGGAATAGCCTTCCCTGCGTTTCAAATTTCATAGACGTTCAAATTTCATAGACGTTCAAATTTCATAGATAGGTAGCACACTGTTTAATTCAGTCGTATTTATCGCATTATTACCAAAATAAACATCAATAAATTCTTGCGTTCTCTTATCCTTCAAAGACATAATAATCTTATTATATTTATCAATTAATTCTTTACGCGTTAGTACATCGTCTTCTAAAGAAATATATTCAATACAAATTAAATGATTTTCAATAAGATAATCTTTATCAGTATCTATTAAACAATAATTAAATTTATATTCGCCTACACCATATCCTCTATTTATCACAATTAAAGGCCGTTTATTGCCCGCCTTTTTTATATAGTTTTTCTTTTGGTCATTATTATATTGCTTTATTGATAATGCATTATTCTGTATGTCTGAGCTGTATATAAGCCGGGTCTGTGTTACATCATCCGTAAGTATATCTTTACATTGATTCCAAACAACCGTACCGACGCTAACTTTGAAACCCAACTCAGATAATGTCTTGGAATCCTTATATAATTCTGTAAAACGAATTTTATCATTGGTAAATATAGTGTGTCCACTAATACTTAAAATAAATGACGAATTGTCTATTGCTAATCCTGGTTTATGTTTTTTTATTATCAAGATTATTGTTTCCTGTTGTGTTTCAATATACTTGTCATCTTTACAATCTACAATATGTAAGATTTGAAATAGGCTATTAATGTGTGCCCTGGTCTTATCATAATACAAACAATTCAGGAAGTTTTTGGGTAATATGAAACTCAATATTCCGTTTTCATTCAAGAGTTGAAGCGATTTAATAATAAACAATATAAATATATTTGGCCGTCCGTCAAAATACTTATGATACTCCTTTGCTACAGCATCCTTCTTCATAACATAATATGGTGGGTTGCCAATAATTAGGTCGTAATTTGCTACCGGTTTATATTGTAAATAGTCAGCATTCAAAACCGCAACATTTTTTACAGAAAAGTGACCAACTATGCCGTCGTAAATAGTCTTATTATATTCAATGCCAGTAATATTAAGACTTGGATATATAGAATGAAGGGCGTTAATGTATTCTCCTGACCCACAAGACGGCTCTAAAACACTAGTTATATTGGATATATATGGATGTAAAAATTGTATGTTATTATAGACACAAGATGGTGGGGTAAAGTAGATGCCATTTTCCTTCTTTTCATCCTTTGATATTTTGCTTGTTAATTCTCTTGATAAAGCTGAATACTCCATTGTTTTTCTATATTATATAATATTTTGTATTTAATATTATATAAAATCAATTTTTTAATACAAGCCTCCTAACCGAATATTTGCCGACGCTGTAGCCTTGGGTTTGGCACCAATTATTCTGGCATAAGCCGGTGAAAATTTATTTACATTTGGAGGAATAAAAGTAGCAGTAGCACTAGTAGCAGGATTTTGTCTTGAAACTGAACTCTGATTAGAAGGTCCAGGTGGTAAAACAGGCCTTGTCGGGTCTGTTGAATTATTATAACTATATTCAATAATCTCCTCCGCTTTTGCTTGTCCATATTGCTGTATCATTTCTCGTTTTTTTTCAGCGGTAGGATAAAAAGGAATATTTGACCAATCGTCAGTTGTATTTAAAGACTTGTTAGTTTTAACTCTATCTGGATGTATAATTTTTCGCGGCGGCTCTCTTAAATCATATTCATAGTAATTATCATGTTCAAATCTTGTAGCTGTCATAAATGTGTCAATATTAACAATAAATATCTTATCTGAAGCAACAGTGTGAATATTATCTAATGGATTCTTAGATTCCTTATCAATAGTATATTCTAGTTTATGTATTGTTCGTATTCCATCTATACCATTATCGTGGGTTGCTCTCCAAGGGTCCTTGCGATTAATTAGACGTGAAACTCCGTCAAAAAATTGTAAAATATTTGGGCTGCCAATCGGATAAAACTGACTCCTATCAATTTTCAATCCGACCTTCTCGCATCTAGTTTGTAGCACATTGTCCTCCATACCCCAGCCCCAGAAACTAGGAAAGCCGTTTGTTTTTTCAAAATCAGCACCAGTCATTGAGACTATTCCCCCCAATGCGTATTGAAACCCGTAAAAATGTTTAACGACACCATGTGTTGCAATATAATCAAAAATATTGGTAAAAGGTAATGTATCAATGTCATTGAATACAAAAGTAATATCTTTATAAGCATTTGGATATTTTGCCTTTACAGCCAGAAATCCAATGTTCTTGGTTCCGCCTCTATTGAATGACCTGGCATCACATTGGTGCGAAAAATATATCTCATAATTGTCGTTATAATCCTTCATTATAGAAGGCATATAATTAGAGAAAAAATATTTGTGTTGAATGCGGTTTCTGTAGGGAACTATAAATACAACGGCTGGCGCTTTGCTATTTTCTTCCGCATATATTCTATCTGACATAGTAGATAACATAATATTTAAAATGATTATATTCCTAAATATTAAACCTATTTTTAATAACAAAATATCTTGATATAAATATTTAACGTTTTGTATGTAAACTGTCCGGCAGCGACTCGGACCCCAACATATACATATATAGTTCTTCTGACTCCTTGCTTTCTTTTATTTTTTCACTATAATTACTATAATTACCAGACGTGCCACAATTATCTTCATTCGCATATTTAATTTTAAGTTTAGTTTGTCTATCATTATGAATGTTCCACCTCCCTAAAGGTATCTTAACCGATTTGTGATAAGAAATCTTTAATGCGTGAATAATATGTTTTGGGTTCATTATTATATTTTATACAAAACACTGTTTGTATTATATATTTTTCATTTTTTTATATTTGATTTTTGAAATACGAAATCTTGTCTTATATGTGATAAAATAAATACTGAATACTGAATACTTAAACAGCAATTCCATATTTTTTTAATATAACCGCAGGAATTAGTTCACCAGTTTTTGTCTCCAACTTCTTGAAGCACTTGTTAATCGTCACCTCCGATATTTCACTAATAGTCTTTACCTCTTTTTTACTTACATTCAGTTTACAGAGTTGAGATATAAAATATACAACACCGGCTGCGATTGAGTGTGGGGTATTTTCAGGCATCAAGTTCATCTTCTCTATTTTAATCGCAATAAAATGACATAGTTTTGTAAGTTCTGAATTAATATTCAGTCTGCTGCAATAGCGTTCAATAAATGCCTCAGGTTTGGTCTTACAAAATGCAGTCTTATCTTTATTATCCATATCCTTCTCCAAATTATTGATGATGGATTGAGCATTTTTACAGCCTTGGGTTGCGCTTGTGGCGTCCAGATGAAATATGGTTGCGAGTTCTTTTGCTGTTCGTGGATAATTATTAATCCTACAAGATATGTAGATAGATGCCGCGATAAGTCCATCTTTATTGTCACCTCTAAATGTTTGTTCGTATTCCGAAATCTTTTTATGATACCGAATGGCGTCATCTATAATGAGTTTTGGTATACCAGCATTTTGCGCCATAATAGTAATGCGCTGAAATTCATCATATTGTGACTTTTCTTTATAAGGCATAGATTGCCATTCAGTGTAGCGGCGAATTTTTCGCATTTCATAAGAAGATGGACCAAGACACAGCACTTTACAACCAAATGAGGATTCCTCTAACAATGGATTAATTGGCATTCCACAGCGTGTCGGGTCAGAATTTTGATTGTCATCAGCACCATAATAACGCCATTCTGCGGACTGGTCTAATATATCTTTGTAAATGATACCACACTTATTATTTGTGCAAGTCAAAAATCCTTCATCTGAAAACGCCAATGAGCTTTGACATTGGTCGCAATATTCGCGGTCAGAAATAGTTCTATAAAGACATTCTAAAGGGTCATTTTGTTTATCTGGATTTAGTACTTCGGTATCAAATATGTTCCACAATTTAGCCTTATCAACTAGTGTATCTTTCTTCTTTTTACTTCTTTCGTTACATTTATCATTACCATTTTTATCATTACCATTTTTATCATTACCATTTTTATCTAAACATTTATATGTATTTGTTAGTTCACAATTTGGATTCATATTATTCTTAATAAATAAGATATTTTGCTGTTTTTAATTCAATTTTATTTATAATAAAATGGTTAAATATTTATTATTTTATTAAAGTATTATTATATGGGTAACCAATTCTCTATAAATAAATCAAGCAATTTAGATACAAAGGATATGTCGGAACCAAAAAGCTCCTATGAAATTATTGATTTTATTGCCACCTATTACATTCTAACAGCGGATTATGTTAGTTTGACTAAATTATATGATAGGGAATATTGTAATAAATTAGTAGTGCTAACATCCGATATCATTGAGAGATACTTTACCAATTTAGAAATTACATATTTAGCACAAAGGACAAAGGAGGGTGTAACTGTAGACGAAATGACAAAGGACAAAATTATTTTCTTTGAAAAGGATGCTTTAAAACAAGCTGATATTCAAAATGCTTTGAAGAAGAAACGTGTGTGTCAAGGTATTGCCAAATTCTATATTAAAATAGCTCACATATTTGCTACAATTGTTAGAACTATAAATCCTGTATATGTTTATAAAGATTCTGATGGCGATACTGTAAGAGCCAATTTATATGAAAGAGGAAAGATACCTCAAGGTGTTCATAGTGAAATTCATAAAATGAATATATGTGACATGCGTATAAATGCTTTGCGAGGAAAACAAGACTTTTCAAAATTAGGACAAAATGACCCAATTACAATAGTTCCAGATATATGTTCTATGAATATTAATGACAGTGGTGAATTAAAAAATTTAATGGAAGAGCCTGGAATTCCTGAATTAGAGCATTTATATTATGATGATGGGTATAATTATGACACAGGTAAATTTGAAAAAATGTCAGAGCAAGCGGCTAAACAATATGCGGATGACCTTAAAGTATTCCACGAATACTTTACGGGTAACACAGATGATAATAATCCAATTAGTAAGTTTAGCGACATTAAATTGCGTGATTTTGGAAAAACCGAAAAATCGTGTTTAAATGAAGTTAGAGAAGTAAAAGGTAAATTATCGGATGAATTATTTGCTAAATATGCCGATAATTTAAGAAGAATGATTGACAATGCCAATTTAAATCAAGACAAACTAACAGATATTATTAATAAACTGTTTACATATACGATTGACCCACAAACTAAAAAAAAGGTAGTAAGAGTTAATCCTACGTTGACAGAAGATGGTTTACAACAAGTTGTTATAGATACCAGAGCATTAGTAATCAAGTTATATCTAACTTGTGAGAAGGATTTTGAAGAAGGTGTATCTATTTATAAGGCAATTGTAGACCAATTATCATTGGATACAACAAGAAGACAGACAGAAACTTTAACAAAAGAAGTAGATAAGGAACTAAATACAGATTCAGAAAAAACAGTTGAAGATAATCAGTCAATAGAAGAATCTGACAAAAATGACCTAATAGATGATGCAAACAAGTAATTAACAAGTGGATAAATTTTATATTATTTATTGTAAAATAATATAAATTATAATAACATTATTTGCCATAGGTAAAAATATAATGTTTAATGATTTACACATTGGCAGCTTGGAGCGATTGAGCAACAGACTTTTGTAAAGATTGTTGCAACGACTTACCCACAGACTTGCCTAGACCGAAAGACTTTCCAAAAGACTTGCCTAGACCGAAAGACTTTCCGAAAGACTTGCCCACAGACTTGCCCATACCAAAAGACTTACCTAGACCGAAAGACTTGCCCATGGACTTGCCCATACTGAAAGCCTTCTTCATTCCCTTTGTAAGGGTCTTAGCTTGACTAGCAGCCTTTTTGGCAGCCATGGCAGCACCTCTAGCAGAAGACTTGGCCTCAGCCAACTTGTTTTTCAAAGATTTATTTTGAAGTCTAAGCTTCTTAACGTGTTTAGCAGTTTTAGCCATTTTATATATTACTTTGAGAAAAATATTTTTTTAAAGTTAAAAATATTTTTGCTAAATATATTATTAATATAATTCTTTTAAATTGATTTCCTACCAAATTGTATCTGTTGAATGCCAATACATTTTATCGCCTTTTTGAATATTATAAATACTCCTAAATAATTCCAAACGAGTTAATGGACAATTCACTCTATATTTATCCATTGGATGAGGATTCACCTTTAATTGTGCCTTAATAGCCTTGTCAGCAATCTTTTGACGTGCTTGAATTGCAACATAAACAAAGAATGCTTCAAATGATAGCGCCTTAATTGGGACAATATCCTCATTTCGTTGTTGAAAATCTCTTAAATATTCCTCGCAAATAGCTAAACCTGAAATATCCGCCAAATTTTCACCAGAGCTTAATGTTCCATCCATCTTAATTCCATCATATCCAGCAAAAGTCTCATATTGCTTAGCAACATCCCTCACCTTTGCTTCAAATTTACGACGGTCGTCAGGTGTCCACCAGTTATGTAAGTTACCCTTATAATCATATTTACTTCCAGTATCATCTAAACTATGTGACATTTCGTGCCCTAAAGTATAACCAATATGTGCCAAATTATATTCTATACCGCGCTCATCTAGGTCAATAAATGGTTTTTGTAAATATGCTAAAGGAATGTAAATGGCATTTTCAACAGGAGTGTAAAACGCATTTACAATATACGCTTGCGAGCCTACCAATTTAAATTCTGCCCAGTCAATAAGCGGCACATCAATCTTAGATGCGGTGCCATCAAGACTAATAAGTTTCTTTGTTCTCCACCAAGCAATCTTTTTGATATTCTGATACGCACCTCTGCTACTGTAATTAAGAATAGGGTCTTCTCTCAGCATAATAGGATTACCAACTGTCAACTTAATTTTTTCTATTTTAAGTAATGCGTATTTTTTGGTTTTTGGAGAAAGCCAAGTATTACGTTTTAAAATTCGCTTAAATACAGTTAACAAATCGGTTGCTAAATTACTGACATAATCAATATATTCTTGCTTCTTATTGTGTCTAATGTATTCATTGGTTAAAAATGTATTGAAACATAAAGATAGTCCAAAAACGGGGTAAATCTCATCAGGCCATGGTGATTGCTGACCACTAATAAACTTGCCATGAAACTCCCAGTAAATTATTCGCCACTTGCTATGAAATCGCATTATTTGACGAAAAATAATATACATAAAATAAGTTCTCCACTTGGGTGTTTTCCAGGCCCCATCTGTTGTTAAAAGATACATAATACATTTCAAATAACTTAGACTTGTGCATATAAATGTATTAGGGACTGTTTTATAACCAATTTCAGTAGCAAGTCTTTCCCAATCAAATCCATATTTTGCCAAGGATTCCTCTTTAGTAACTACGTTGTAATTTTCACTACTTTGTTTCTTTACTGATGTGCAACCCATAGCCATTATTAAATCAGTTTCGGCATCCCAAACATCAGATGCCTTTAACCCATGTCCTTTTCCAAGACATTCATCAAACATTGTAGAAATAAAATCTAAATATTTGTGTTTAAACACTTTCTTGTAATTTTGTGTTTCCTTGTCAGCAGTTGGGTCATCTATATATATCATAAAATCATATATAGTTAACTGTGGTGCTGAAATAGTACTCTTATACAAAGATGAATGTTTAGAATCTTTTCCAACTGACCATACAATAGGACATCCCCAAGAAATGACCTCATTTTGATTAATTTGTGCTAAAAGCCAATACAAATTATCATTCTCGATTGCCTTATCTATTCTGTATTTTAAGGTGAATTTTACCTGGTCCTCTGCTTCTTTATTGTCTAAATGTAACATAGAGTCGTATAAGTTTTTAATTGCTCTAGATTTGGAGGTATCATTTGCCTTTGTATATTCTTTTACAATATCTATTAACTCATAATACACTTTTTCTTGAGTTATTCTAAAACTGTCAACTTGTACATAATATTTACTTTTTTCCTGAAGTTTCTTTGTCTGGTCTTCTATCCATTGGTAATTAATATATGTATAAAAATCATTTCTTGGTGTGTATTTTGACGGAGTAAATGGGGTTTTAAACATTTTCACTAAAGACTTTTCAATGTTCGCATTTTCAGTTGTCAAACTGCTTTTAAAGGTTTTTTCAAAATCCTTTTCAAAGCTTTCTAAAACATGTGTATTGTTTTTACACACAAGCTGTAGCTCTGATTTTGACAATTGACATTTTTTTGTTTTGTTATTAACAGTTTTATGTTTCTTTGTAGGCATTATATATATTATAATTATAAAATATTGTTTTATAAAACATTGTATTACGTATTTGTATTAAACATTGTAATTCATTTTATTTTCTAGTTTGCTTAGTAAATCTTCACTATAAACTAGTTTACCTGATGGTTTATATGAATTAATTGGCGTATATTTCTTACTATTTTTAATTTGTTCTAAACTTGGGTTACCCTTTATTTCTACTATTGTATTTTCATATTCATTTGTATCATCGCCCTTTTCATCCTCAATTTTCTCACCATATTCATTTATATTTATACCTGTTTTCTTTTTAATTTCTGTTCTTACATAAGTTGGTACCCAATTATCCCATGAAATAAACACAGTATTAGGATGAAAATAACGCACTTGAAACCCGTTCTTTTGTAATGTATCCATTACATACGCAATACAGGCACCTTGGTCATATTTTGGCACACCAATTATTATTTCAGGAATTACATACCAGCAAAAACGCTCTGCCGTGTTTTGTTTGGCAGTTGTTTTAATGCGCACGTGAATACGATTTAAAATTTTCTTAAATAGTTCCAATTTATTAACATCTATTTGTCGCTTTTTCTCGTAAAGTTCATCAATATTGATTTTTTCTGAAAAATCTGCTGAGTTTTCCAGATTAAATATATTTGCCATTTAAAACAACGAAAGAAAATATATTTATGATTACATTGTATTTGTTAGTTAGTATCTAAAAATAATTATATAATAGAAAAATAATAAATGACAATTAAACATTTGGTAATGTCTGGTGGAGGTCCAATTGGAATATCCTTTTTAGGTGCTATAAATTACTTATGTGATGTAAATTTTATAAATATAAATGAAATTGAAAGTTTTTACGCCACATCTATTGGCACTATTATTTCTGTTTTTATATGTTTAGAATACGACTGGCCAACCATAAATAAATATGCTATTGAGCGTCCTTGGAAAGATATATTTAAACTAAATGCTAAACAAATAATGGATACATATACTACAAAAGGGTTATATGATATTAAAATAATTGAGAAAACATTTAAACCACTATTAGAGGCGAAAGATTTGTCATTGCATATAACATTAAAAGAGTTTTATGAATATTCCAAAAAAGACATACACTTTTTTGTATTTGATATAAATACATATAAAACAGTAGAAATAACGCACGTATTGTATCCGGATTTACAATTAATAAACGCAATATATATGTCTTGTTCTTTACCTGGACTTTTTATTCCTACAATGATAGACAATATGTGTTTAATGGACGGAGGAATGTTGGCTAATTTTCCGTTAAATTATTGTTTACGCGACCATTCAACAAAAGATGAAATACTTGGGTTAAATTTTATTTACAAAAATGACGATGGAACAGAGTGTTCTGGTAATAATCTAATTAATGATGATTCTGATATGATGGATTTTATTTTAGCATTATCATTAAATTCAATGAATTATATTACAAGTAGTATTAAATGTGATAAAATAGACAATATAGTAGAATTCTGTTCTAGCACAACTACATTAACTATTGATAATTTAACACATACAGTTAACACGGTTGAAGGTAGACAACAATTGTTTGATAAAGGTATTGAATCTGCCAAACAATTTATTATTCAAAAGGAAATGAAAGAAATAGAAAAAAATGAAGAAAAAGAAAAGGAAGAATCCATATTTGATTATATTATTTAGAGAACCGTATTTAAAAACTGGTCAATGGTTGATTCAGTTGGTTTAGCATCATATTCAATAATTTGACCATCTTTAACCAATTTAATTGTAGGATATCCCTCAATCTTGTATTTATCTAATAATTCATCAGTTTCAGGTGATTCTTTCGTGCAATTATAATCAGCAAAATGTATCTTATAACCATTAATTGTTTTTCCTTCATGTTTACTTCTTACTTTTTCCCACTCGGGCATAGCAGTCTTGCAATGTGGACACCAGTCAACGTGAAAAATCATCATAGTAGCTGTTTTATTTGCTTGTCCTTCCTCTTCAACAGGAACGTTTTCTCTGTTGGGGTGAAATGCCTCCACATTATTTTTAGAAAAAAACTGATAGATAAAATATATTAATACTGCTAAAATTAAAATTCCAGCACCAATCATCCAAATATGTTTAGTTTCCATAGGAGTTTCACCAATTACACCCGATTTAAAGCCAGGTACTATGCCTTTAAGTTTGTCAAGAATATTGCTCATTATATATATATTAAATAAGAATAATTTAGAATATCTTTTAAACGAATATAAAGTTTAAATGATATTAATAAATAAGAACCCAAAATGATTTTTCGCGATGTCAATGGAAATTTACATGTAATAAATAGAAGTGATTGTAAAAATGATGCTACATATTACCAAAAAATCTATAATATTAAAAAGGAATATACAACTAAATATAAATCAGTTGTTTCTAAAAATGATAAATAATAAAGGAATAAATATATTAGGCCCTCAATACTGACACTGTTAAAAAAACAAGTAATATTGTAAAAACATAACTGCATAATACATTTGTTTTTATTGTATTCCAATCATTTTCAAAAAACGAAATATTAAAATTTGATGCAAATAGATTCGTTTGTTGTATATTATAATACATTGTGAATCCTAATAAAATTATAATAATTGCCTTGCCAAATAATGATGATATAAAAAATATGTTCAATGGTGATAAAATAAATATTATAATTAGAAATGCTAAAATACTTAAACACAAGCACACTGTCTGAGTTGATTTAGCATATTGAATTACTAAAGATGTATTATGACTTTGACCTTGGTTTGTATTCATTACAATATCTATATATAATATTTTTTTCTATTCATATAATAAGAGACAATATAAATGACCAAAACGCGTAAGAATAATCACTATAGTAACATAAAAACCAAAACCAACTTGAACAATAAAACTAAAACAAAACGCGTATTTAAGAAGAATGATTTCTATTCAGGTGATGGAATGGTTACCAAAATATGGGGGCCAGTTGCTTGGACATTGCTACATACCATATCATTTAATTATCCAGTGAAACCTACTCTAGAGCAAAAGCATCAATATAGGGATTTTATTTTATCGCTTCAAAATGTATTACCTTGTGGTACCTGTCGCAAAAATTTGACAACTAATTTTAAACAATTGCCTTTAACTATGGCTGAAATGGAGAGTCGTGATACATTTTCTCGCTATATTTATAATCTACATGAGCTGGTTAATAGAATGTTAAAAAAAAAATCGGGATTAACGTATTGTGATGTTAGAGAACGTTATGAGCATTTTAGGTCTAGATGCACCCATGAAAAACCTAAATTATATCCTAATTTTGTAAAAATGGATTTGAATGAAAATAAAACCTCAGAAAAAGGATGCGTAGAACCATTATATGGTAAAAAATCTAAATGCATTATTAAAATTGTGCCACAAGAGGAAAAAGGGCAAACTATGCAAATAGACAAGAAGTGCGTTAAAACAAAGATTCATCATGATTTAAAGAATGAATAAAGAATTCAATATACTTATTTGCAAAGTATATTGAATAATAAATAATATTTTATAAAAAAGGTGGATTTACATTCCAAATGTGCTAAAATCACTTAAAACTGGCACTGGCATAAAATCAGGGTTAAATGAGTTGTAATTTGGTACCTTTTTACAATCAAACGCAGGCTCTGGGCATCGCGCGCAAGGAGGGCAAGGAGGGCATTTAGACGTATCAAATGTCTCAGATGAACCAATAATAGGGTCAGGACATTTGGGGCAAACCGGAGGAACAATTTGCGACTTCAAAATATACAAGTCTTCTTGACCAGTGGGGATTTGACTGGCAGGGATGCCGGTTGGCAACGAATTGTAATAAGCAGATGAATCATATGTATTATTTGTTCCTACAACTGAGTTTCCATTGGGTCCAGTAGCAGCATATGCACTATTTCCATTTGAACCAGAAACAGTTGTTGCTTGGCCGCCATTGGGGCCATTATACTTATTAACATCATATGAACTACTTCCACCTTGACTTTGATTCATTGTTGGGTCTTGACTATTGGAAGCATAAATATTATCAGAATAATATATTATAGTTTTATTATCTGGCATTGTAATTTTTACAATTCGCTTTCCATTACTATCAGTAGCAATTACAGCAGTGCCACCATTAGGACCAACATATTTTTTAACAGATGTGGAAGTGGAGGTGGAATCTATATAATATATATTTGTTGTTCCATTTGCATTAGTAATAACAATCTTGTGTTGACCGTCAACGTTTATTACACGTGCTGTGCCGCCATTGGGGCCATAATAAATAGTAGGATAAGATGAACCGTCATAATGGTTATAATTATCATAACTTGATGTTGTTGCTGGCTGTGTTGTTGTATTTGTACTAGTTGTTGTACTTGAAGTACTAGAAGAACCATTTCTGTTTATTAAAGTAATTTGTTGTTTCTGACTATCTGTAATCACTATTTGTCCATTAGTAAATGTAGCAGTATATCCATTGGGACCTGTAAATTGTGCATCTGGAGTATTCTTTGTTAATGTAACAATAGTGCCATTATTTGTGTAAACAATTTTGCTGTCTGTAACTACAGCATTGGTTCCATTTGGCCCTGTATATGTGCCATTTATATTTTCACTTGTAAATCCTTCTTTTCCAGAACAGTTACTACCTCCTAAAAAGGAACATAAAACTAGTGCTAATAGTAAAATTATAAAAAGTATCAATATTTCTCCGTTCATTGTATAATTTATAATGTGAAAAAAGTTAATACAAACTATTATTTATTATTTATAATTATTTATAATTTTAAAAATTGAATTTTTTATAATAAAATAATAATAATAAAATAATAATAAAAGTAAAATATACTATTAGAAATGTCTGATTGGATTAGTGCAACTATTATTGAGGATTCTGATAACGAAATAGCAATGGATTCCGTAGTAATAAAGAAAACTAGAAAATATACTAAACGGATACCAAAGGATAAGGAACCAAAGGATAAGGAAGTAAAAGATAAGGAACCAGAGCATATATGTCTGCTAAAAAAATTCTATCATCCAGAACTAACCATTATTGAAATTGGGGCGGATGAAGCAGGACGAGGTCCTATGTTTGGAAGAGTATATAGTGGCGCCGTTGTTTTACCTAAAGATGACAGTTTTGACCATTTTAAAATGAAAGACAGTAAAAAATTTACTTCAAAGAATCCTAAGAAAATTCAAGAAGTAGCTGAATATATTAAAGAACATGCCATCGCATGGGCAGTTGAATATGAAGATGAACGTGTTATTGATGAAATAAATATATTACAAGCAACACAGTCAGCAATGCATAAGGCAATAAGGTCTGTTATGCGTCAACTAAAAGGATTAGATACTAACAACCTATTCTTATTGATTGACGGTAATTATTTTAAACCACTAACTATAGTAAACAAAACTAATAATCGCATAGAAAATGCTAAATATGAAACAATAGAAGGCGGAGATAATAAATATACAGCTATTGCTGCCGCTTCTATATTGGCAAAGGTTGAACGAGATAAATATATTGACGAGCTTTGTTTACAGAACCCAGAACTAGTTGAAAAATACGGAATAGATTCTAATAAAGGATACGGGTCAAAACGTCATATGGATGGTATTAAACAATATGGCATTACAAAGTGGCATCGTAGGTCATTTGGGATTTGCAAATCGTTTGTTTAAAATTAAATATAATAGTTAATATAATAAAGTAAAATTGAAATATAATAAATATTTTTCTATCTTATTATAGTAACTAACAATGACAATAATATTGGTTTTTGATACTGAAACAACTGGATTACCTGAAAGGCAACATTCGTCTTTTGGTAAACAGCAAAGTCACGAACGCAGCCTACTTAAAGATATAAGTTTATGGGAAAAGGAAATTGAAAAATATCCTAGTATTATTCAATTGGCTTATATTTTATACGACACTGATAACCCAGACAATACTAAAATATATAATAAATACATTGATATTCCAGCTTCTGTAAAAATATCCGATGAGAGTAAGTCAATTCATCACATAACTGAAGACGTAATAAAGGGAATGAGTTCATTTAGCAAAGCATATATTTACGATTCGTTAAATGAATTTATGCAGGATTTTATGAAAGCAGATATTATCGTAGGACACAATGTGGATTTTGATAGACGAATGATTGTAGCAGAACTGTTGCGCATTTCAAAGGAGCAAAATATGCCGCATATTATGGAACTAATGAAAGACGAGAATTTTGAATGCACACAAGAAATCACCACACCTATATGTAATTTAAAGGTTGAACGTGAATATATAGACCCAAAAACTAACATCCCCAAATATATTTATAAAATTAAACCGACAAAACTAATTGAGGCTTATAAACATTATTTTGGTTATATGCCGGATGGTGAACATATGCACGACGCAATCATTGATGCTGTAATATGTTTACGTGTATACGGGATGTCCTTTCCCGGAAGACAAGCATTTGATGTTTGTAATACAAATGAAAAACTAAAGGGTTATATTTTAAAAGTATCACCTCATAATAAGAATACTTGCGAACAAACTAAACATTATTTGGAGCAGCAAAATGATGTTATTATGCCTGTGTTTTTTGAGAAAGATAAATCTATGTCTTTATCTAAATCTAGTTCTTCATCTAAATCTAGTTCTTCATCTAAAAGTAAATCAGCGTCTAAAAGTAATTCAGCGTCTAAAAGTAATTCTTCATCAAAGAGTAAATCAGCGTCTAAGTCAAAATCCAAGTCAAATGAATAATTTAAGATGAACACATTTCACAAATTTCCTCTTCATCTTGACCATTTGTCTTTTTTATTTCAGGTTCAATTGTGAATTGTTGTGCCTGATGTTTAGCCTTTCGTCTCAAATAATAAATCCCGGTCTTAAGACCCTTTTCCCACGAATAGAAATGCATGGAAGTCAACTTATTATATACTGGGTCCTCCATCCATAAATTCATACTTTGGCTTTGGCATATATATACTCCTCTATCCGCAGCCATATCAATCAAGTGTTTCATTGGTATTTCCCATACTATCTTATATTTATTGCGAATATGCTCTGGTAAAATACTAAGCTGTTGGACAGAACCCTTATTCGCAATAATATTGTTTTTAATTTGCTCATTCCAGAGCCCCATCTTAATGAGTTCCTTCATCAAATACTTATTTGGAAGCACAAATTCGCCAGCCATTGTTCGCCGACTATAAATATTACTAGTAATTGGTTCAAAACACTCATTGAACCCTAAAATCTGTGACGTTGATGCTGTCGGCATTGGAGCTACCAACAAGGAATTTCTTAGGCCATTTTTTATTATGCTAGTTTTTAAGGCATCCCAGTCGTATCCAAGTTTTAATGAATGACCTGAAAAGTTGTGCCACATATCAAATTGGAGTATACCTTGTGAAGCCGGTGAGCCGGCAAAGGAACTATATGCGCCTTTCAAATTGGCTGGTAATTTTGTTAGTTCATCCTCTGTAAAATGACTTGTTTCTTGGTTTGTTTTACGTTCAATGGCAATTTCGTTACTCTTTGTCAAAGCTCCATAATAAATAGTCTCAAAAATATCCTTATTTAATTGTTTTGCTTCCTCCGAATGAAATGGAATATCCATTAAAATAAACGCATCGGCTAATCCTTGGACTCCAATTCCAATTGGTCTGTGTTTAAAATTACTTACTCTTGTCTTTTCAGTTGGATAAAAATTAATATCAATTACTCTATTCAGATTGTTAGTTATTACCTTTGTTACTTCTAACAATTTCAAAAAATCAAACTGCTTGGTTGTTTCATTGACAAACGCAGGGAGCGCAATTGATGCCAAGTTACATACAGCGGTCTCTTTATCATCTGAGTATTCTAGAATTTCGGTACATAAATTTGAACTCTTAATGATACCAAGATTTTTCTGATTTGATTTTTTATTAGCAGCATCTTTATATAGCAAATAAGGTGTCCCTGTTTCCATCTGTGCGTCTAAAATCTGAAACCATAAGTCTCGCGCCGAAACAGTTTTTCTAACGCAACCTTCGGATTCATATTTTTTATATAATTCTTTGAAATCGTCTCCATAAACGTCACTTAGACCAGGGCATTCATGTGGGCATAATAAAGACCATTTACCATTTTCTTTGACGCGCTCCATAAATAAATCAGGTATCCAAAGAGCATAAAATAGGTCTCGTGCCTTTAGCTCCTCATCACCGTGATTCTTTTTTAGTTCCAAAAAATCAGAAATATCAGCGTGCCAAGGCTCCAAATAAATAGCAAACGACCCATTCCTTTTTCCTCCACCCTGGTCAATATACCTAGCAGTATTATTAAAAACTCGTAACATAGGCACTAGACCATTTGACGTTCCATTAGTGCCTTGTATATGCGTTCCTTTTGCTCTTATATTATGAATATGAAGACCAATTCCTCCAGCATATTTTGATATTTGAGCGCAATCATGCAAAGTGTTGTAAATTCCGTCTAAACTGTCTTCTTCCATTGCAATTAAATAGCAACTAGATAATTGCGCTCTTGGAGTGCCTGCATTAAAAAGTGTAGGAGTAGCATGAGTAAAATATTTCAAAGACATTAAGTCATATGTTTCCTTTACAAGTCTAAGTGTCTCTTCAGGATTTTCTGTTTTTAAATTACCATGAATACCAATTGCAACACGCATCCACATATGCTGGGGTCTCTCTATGACTGCTGTTCCGACTCTAATTAAATAAGTTCTTTCAAGCGTTTTAAACCCAAAATAGTCTATTAAATAGTCACGTTCATAATCAATCATATCTTCAATGTCTGCAATATAATTACTAGTAAATTCAAATAAATTATCTGACAACAGTGACTTTTTTTTACCATGAATGTCCTTAAAATTGTAAAGAATATTTACAATGTTTGAATAATATGAATGAGTATTTTTTTGATGATTTGATACGACAATTCGTGACGCAAGTGTTCCATAATCAGGGTTCAATGTAGACATTGATGCACATTGTTCAGCTAACAATTCGTCTATTTTTGTAGTTGAAATTGTGTCAAATAATTGGTCTATAATTTTAATTACTAGCTGTTGATAATTAATTTGAATGCCTACTTCTTGGCCCAGTTTTTTTACTCTAGCTAAGATTTTATCAAACGCAACTTCTTCTAACTCACCATTACGTTTAGTTACGCGCATATTACTTGTTCCAGATTGAGTTTTCGTATTATCCATAGTTATATTTATAAAATATAACCATCGTTTTAAGTTTTTATTGTATAAAATAAATATTAATTTATTATTATATATAAATGACAACAATACAGACATTCGCATTTTTATTTGTAATATTAGCATTGGGTCTATTTTTAGCTCCTATGGTTAAGGTTGAAGGTTTCTCAACTAACAAGCAAGATTTAGAAACACCGGGTGTCTATCCTCTTGCGGTTGACAAGCCATTGTTAGACAGTTTTCCCCTTACTGGACGAAAGGAAGTGTCAAATAACAACTATAGCGATATTTGGAAGGAATATCCTGAATTTTCTAAAAGTTCATATAAGCAATTAACAAATAATTTGCGTTATGTAAATACACCAGATGATGGCACGTGTATCAGAGCGGATATGTGTGGTGCCTTATATAAAAAGAAAAAAAATAAATCTAACATTGTGAATCCATTACCACCAGCAGAAGAAGGAGCCGGTGCTCGCGTAGGCTATTACAGGTCTGAACCAAATTTATTGGCTTATTCTATTCCTGATAATGAGAATATTTTATATTAATTATTAAATGTCTAATTTAACAATGCTATTAAATTTGAGTAAACATTGCGATTTTTGTGTTTGCTGTTGTAATAATTCAAACACATTATATTTTGTCGTATCTTTTTTAGTTTTACGATTTGGCGCCCTGTGCTCAAATCCTGAAACGCGTTCTTCCAATACTGTTGTCCAAAGCTCTTCTAATTCCCATATATTATCTTCAAACCACTGCCTATTTCGTGAAACCAAGACACAACTCATTTCTTCCAACTTCCAATAAATAAACTTTATATACGTATAATTGTATTTTTCTGATTGATATAAATCGAGCATTATCTCTTCCCACTTCTGTATATGAGTCGGCTCTATAATATCTAGTGGTTTATATACATAGTATGGTTTACCTTCTTTGGTATGAAAATATATTATGATACCCTTATGTTTTTGTTCCTTGGATAAACAGGCATTTACATACTCCTTTCCATAATCATCTTCATGAATTTCATCAGGACTTACATCTTCATTAAACGCGTCTTGGTCTGAGTATTCAATAAATCGTGTTTCTAAAAAGTCACACTCATCTAGGTCACAAACCTTCATTTGTAGCTGCATCTGTATCCAATACTCTTTCTTGGGAATGCCATCTATTTCCCTATTCACAATATTTTTGATTTCCAACATACGCCCATAACGTGGTGATTCAATGTCTGTATTAATACCATCTGGCGACGCGCCTAGAAACGCATATTCTTCATCTTGAATACATCCAAAGTCTTCTACTCCTGTCTTATATAATTTCTCATAAATCCTTACTGATAGCGGCTCATATTTTTGACCCCAATGAAGTGGCGAATTCACATTAACCATTTTCACTTCCTCCAGTAAATCACTGTCTAAAGCATTAGAATTAGAAATAGAAATAGAATTGGTTAAAGGCTGGCATTTCTCATAAATTAACTGGTTCTTGGTTGCCTGACTATCAAATGCTTTATATGCATTACTTGCTGTAATTAAATTATGACGAAACTGATACCATTCCGGGGTACGCTGTGCTGGCTGCGGTTTGCCTCTCAAGACTGTCAATTGTTCCCCAATATAATCGTAGTCTGGTTTCCCAAGAATACGTGCATCTTCATAAGAACGTATGGGCATAAAATCTTTGAAGAAATCACAGGTGGCTTCTAATATAATATCATCCAATTCTTCTTCTGCGTCATCATTAAAGAAAATGTCGTCTTCAAATTGTGCAAACATTAGTTCTTCAATATTGTCTTCAAAAATGTTGTCAAAATCCGGGTCTGTAATCAGCTTTGGATTATTACGAATAAATTCTTCCATTAAATATAGACACGTGTTATATAGTTCCAATGCGTCTTCGTTACTAAAATACATTACGTTTTCATCGGCTTTAATTTCATCAATGATATTGTTTAGCTCTTGTAAGGCATTTGTAAATATTAATGAATTCATTTGTTAATATTATTAAAATGTGTTTATACGTTTATTGTTTATATATAAAATGTTTATAAAGTTCAATTTTATATAAAATATACTTAATCTGAATCAGAATCATTTACACTTGTGTTCTTAGCAGTGCCAGACTTCTTCTTTGGAGCTAAGCTTTTTATAGTAGATACACGCTTGTCAATATTTTTCAATGTGAAATGGATTGTAGGCTTATTGAAATGGAGTGCCGGTAATTCTTTGATTTCACCAGTTTCCTTATCATATACAACATCTTTTACCCTTTGCAATTTCTTCTTATCCAAGCACTCTTTGAAAAATGCAACCAATTTACTATATTCGGCATCTGACAAGTTTTGTTCAGTCTTGTATTTTTCAGCGAAAGATAGCAACTTTCTTGTTTTAGCAGTTTTATCTAATTTTGACCACGGCTCATTGGAATTACTAATTTTTTCATTTTCCAAGAATTTATCAAGGTTTGTCAAATTACTTGCTGATTTTGGTTCATTCCAAGATGAACCATTTATTAGCATTGATTTATATTTTATGGAATTTAGTTCATTACACACATTAGAATTATTACCTTTATTGGTAATAGATGTATCTTGTTCTGTAGTGTTCATTATTGTATTTATATATTAGTATAGCAAGATAAGTTTAACTCGTTTTAAAACATTATATATTTGTTTACTATTTATATTGTTTTCAGTTATAATTATGCTTTTTTAATCCATGTATTACTATGGACTCTGAAATAAATATAAAAAAAATACAGTTTACAAAACCTTTGTTACAAGAAGATGAAAAAGAAGAATCTGATAAAAATACATCTAAAAAACTATGTATACTAACAAATTCTGATATAAAATCAAATACAAAAAATATACAAAAAAAGGAAAAGGAGAAGAAAATGCGTGTAGAAACAAATACATGGGGGCTTAACAATGACGACCTTGCTTTTAAAACTCAATTGGAATTATTAAGACAAATTAACAATTCTTTGAATAACAAGTCTTATAATAAAGATGAGCAAATGATAGTTAGTCATATTAAAACCAAGATGTCTAGTTACAAACAGCAGGATATTTTGAAAAAGAAATTTTCGGAAAAGGATTTTGTTAGTTTTTCAAATGTTGTAACATTATTAAATGATAGCAATATGAAATGCTATTATTGTGATTGCGAAACCTTTTTGCTTTATGAAGTTGTCAGAGAAATGAAACAATGGTCTCTTGATAGAATTAACAATGATATTGGACATAACAACAACAATTTAGTTATTTGTTGTTTAGAATGCAATTTAAAACGACGAAGAACTAACAAAGATGCCTTTTTCTTTACCAAAAATTTGAAAATTGTTAAGAAAAATCACATTGTAGAATCAGAATCAGAATTAGAAAAAGAATTAGAAAATGAATTGGGTAAAAAATAAATAATTCATTATTAAATACATATATAATGAATTATTGGAAATGGAGCAATGGTGAAACATATTATCAAAGTGCACGAAAATACCATGTTAAAGAAACAGCAACTAACAAAATTAATTTTGATTCAAAGATGAATGCCATTGAGCAATCTTTAGCAGAAGATATATTGCCGAATCATAATGTTGATAATTTTGATACATTTGATAGTTTTGGAGTTAGCTCAGGGTCTTCATCCAAGCGCGAATCACTTGATAATAAAATGTCCGACAGAGAACTTGTTAGTCAACGAGGAGCAAATCCATTTTCTGCTCAGACCAGTTATGTAAATGATGTAGTAACACGCGATATGTTTCTAAAACCAATCAATACTACACAGGGACGCACAAAGAATCAAAATAAAGGCGAAAATGAATAAATTAAAGACTCTTCATGCACATTGTGTGGAGTAATCTGTTGACTAAGTAAGCCAAGAATGAGTTAAGCAGCAAGAAGAATGTATGAATAAGGAAACTCATATTAATCTTGTTGTAATGCATCAATGTGTAGGTGACAACTGAAATTACACTTAAAACAAAAGCAATGCCAAAGAAGATTGACAAGGCATAAAAGTAGACGCAATATTCTTCGCCCAAAGGGCCAAAATAGGTGTTCATGAAACTATCCATATTAATATAATAGTCCTAGATTTTTATTTTTATTTTGTATTTGTTTATTGCTAAATATTATTTAAAAAATTAAAATAGTGTAAAACTACTTAAATATATAATTTTAAAACTTAAATAATGAACACAAATAGTTCCTATACAACGCAAAATGATTTATTGCTAAAAAACTTATTGGTGTTTTATAATACTTCTGAAAATGATAACTTGGATAATATGCTTCGTATTATTACAGGTGAGTCTAAAATTTCTCTGAGAATTGTTGATTGGTTTGCTACCAATTATGCTAAGAAATTCTATACATTGTATACAATTGACCAGACTGTGGAAAATATTGCGCGACGATTCAAGGTTTACGACGACTATAAGTTGAAGCTGAAGGCGTATAGTAAGCGCCGTTTTGACCCCTTTTGTCGCTGGGACCGCATAAGTATTCCTTATAAGAACGGGACATCTATTGAGACGACAATTGGTCAATTGAATTTTTTTAAATGGGCTTTAGAAAACAAAGTAGTTGATTATATTGGTGAGAATTATGAGACCATAGAAAAAGATATGAATAGTCGTAATAGCACGTCAAAACGTAAGGAAATGGTTGATAATTCAAAGACACGGAAGAAGCGAGAAGAGCTCTCTATTTCGGCGACCAAAAGTATTAAAAAGGAAAAGGTTGAGATTGTGGTACAATTCAACTAAATTCACCTTTCATAACTTCGTTATAAAGGTGGAGCCAAAACTTTGCAAAAAGTTCAGTGATGCTATAAAAATGTTGACAAATGTTTTTATAAAATTTCATATTAAAAATAAGTATTTATACATTATTAGACAATCATAATTTATAAATGGGAAATACACAATCTATGCGAAAAATTAATTTTGAAGACATGCAAACGGTTACAAAAAACCCTGAAATATATATGCTAATCAATACGTTGCCTTTGGGTGACCACCAATGCTGCCTAATTCATGGCACTATTAGTTCTACCCAGGAGGAAATGGCTATTAACAAATATCTTAAGGAAAACAAAGGAGTCAAAATCATTGTCTATGGGAAAAATTGTAATGATGAAAGTCTTCAGAAAAAATACCAGCAATTAATGTCGCTTGGTTTTTATAATGTATACGCATATCAAGGTGGTTTATTTGAATGGTTAATTCTTCAAGATATATATGGTCAGGATATGTTTCCAACTACAAAATTAGAAAAAGACATACTTAAATTTAAGGCTTGTCCAATGCTAAATATTTCTCTTTTGGAAAATTAGATAAATTATAAATAAACTTGTATAATATATATGGGAAAAGCTAGTGGGATAGGAGCAGGTGGTATAATAGGAATACTATTAGGAAGCGGTATACTTATATTATTGGGTGCATCTGAAATGGGTCTTATGAGTGTTGAATCGGGTTCAATAGAAGAACGAGTAAAGCAAGACGAGAAAGATTTTGACTTGGTAAAGAAGAAGCGTGAAGAAGAATATAACAAAAGCAACACCGAAGCCAATTCTAGGGTTAGTGGAGGCAATAAAAGGAAATCTAGGGTAAAATCTAAAAAACAAAAAAATCTAAAAAAACAAAAAAAAACTAGGAAATATAAGAAATAATTTAATTCAAAATTAATTTTATAAAATTAAATATCTGGGAACAGCAACGATTTTATTATAGACTTGCCCTTTTTAGGAATTGGCTTTTCTTTTTCTATCAGTAATGGAGTAAATGGCGAAGAAGAAAGTAACGGAGGTAGCTGTAACCCTGTTTTTCCATCATCTTCATTTACATCAAGCACATCCAGAGCCATATTGGACAAATAGTCAGCACGTTTATTAAACTCGCGATAAATATGTGTAAATACAATTGTTTCAAAATGCCCCTTTAATTGTTGGACCTCTTGATACAGTTCTTGTAACCCTGAATTTTTTACCTTATATATACCATTGATTTGATTGATTACCAACTGGCTGTCGCCGTAAACATGTAACTGTTTGATATCTCTAGATAGAGCTTCTTTTAGACCCAATATTAGTGCACTATATTCTGACTGGTTGTTTGTTTTGGTGCCAATATATTGACATGCTGCCCATATTTCTTGACCATTATGAAATATAACGGCGCCTATTCCAGCCGGCCCTGGGTTGCCTCTTGAAGCACCATCAAAGTTCATTGTATATTCTGATTGAGGAAATACCTTGATATTATTAGGACTTATACTAGGACTAGACTTGTTAGAACTTGTATTAGAACTTGTATTAGAACTTGTATTAGAATTAGGGCTAGGGTTTGCCTTATATTTTAGCGCCACGGGAATAATAATACTTAGATTGGGTTTATTAGACATTTTTTATAATGTATATAATGTGTATTTATTTATATTTAATTTATATTTGTCTTTTATAATTCAATTTTTATAGGAAATTTAATTATAATAGTAGTATATATTAATTATAAAATGATACCTACTAGTTTTCTAGTATTGTTTTTAGCAGTTTTTCTTTCGTCAAATACCTTCACTAATTATATAGTGGTTAAGGGCGACACAGAATGTCCTCTTGTCACCAGTGTTGGAGACCGTCGTTCCAATAAGAATTCATTGCGCATTGTCCAATACAATGCTGAATGGCTTTTTGTTGACTACAATAGTAATGCAAAATGCCCCGGTTCTGGATGTCCGTGGCAAACTGAATCTGATGCTGAAACCCATTTATCTTATATTACCAATGTTGTAAAAGGGTTGAATCCAGATATTATAAATTTCTGTGAAATAGAAGGCTGCGATGAGCTGAATATGCTGATAAATGGATTAAATGACACCAGTTATAAGCCATATTTGAAGCAGGGCACAGATACAAGCACTGGACAGAATGTAGGAATGTTAACCCGTGTAGACCCTTTAACCACTTTGTATCGCAGTGAAGAGCGCGTTTCATATCCAGTACCTGACTCTAAATGCGGATACACTGGAGCAGTTGGTAATTCCGGCGTGAGCAAACATTACATTACCGAGTTTAGTTTAGGCGGCTATAAAACCGCATTCATTGGTGCGCATTTGCTAGCATATCCAACCGATAAGACACGCTGTGCTGAAAGAGAGGCCCAGGCTCAAGTTATACAAAACGTGATTTCTGGTTATATTATTAAAGGCTACGAAGTAATTTTTTTGGGTGACTTGAATGATTTTGACGCGGAAGTGCCTCATATTAATTC